GCAAAAATTTTGTGCAATTTCTTCTGTCTTAACTCTATAATATGCTTTATTTAACAATATTTCCGACTTTTAGAGTATAAAAGACAATATCGGGCACAAGAAGGCAATAAATGGAAAGATATTGCGTTAAATGGAATAAAACTTGCAAATTCCTTTCAGTAAACAATAATGAAAATCTCAGTAAAACTTGATAAACGTTATCGGTTATCAAACGGGAAATATAGCGTAAAATTGTCTATCTCTCGCAACGGAAAGACACTCTATATACCATTAGGCATTGAGATAAAAGAAGAGGACTGGGATGCGACAGGTCGAAACCAGAACTATGTAAAGAACGTAAAAGAAAGGGTGGCATTGAATATGTATATAAGAGGAAGGCTGTCACAAGCTGAACAAACTATAAGGGATTTGCAATTAAAAGGACTACTCCGTCAGTTCGATAATAAGAAACTTATAGAGTATTTGTCTATGGATAGGTCTAACTTAGAGAAGAAGCAATTTCTTTCCTATCAAGCGGAATACTGTTTAAAAGAAAAGACAAACAAAGACACAATAGACACTTATAACAATGCCTTGAAAGCCCTTTCAAGACACTATGACTATGATTCTTTTCTCTTGCAAGACTTTACTAAGAAGATGCTTGAAGAGTTTAGAAAGAAGTTAAAAGAAGAAGGGTTAAAGAACAACACTATAATAGGATATATCATAAAACTAAAAGCAATCTACAACTTTGCTTATGATAACGGTGACGTGACAACCCCGTTCCCAAGAATAGCTATTAAGAGAGATACAACGAAGAAACGTTCCTTGCTTGTAGAACAATTAAGGGCGCTGATAAATTGCAAGGCTACTAAGATACAACGTACTTACATAGACATTCTTCTTCTAATAACCTATATGAGAGGTATAAATATGAAAGACCTTTCAGAACTTATGCTAAGTGATTTAAGAAACGGACGTATAGAGTATAACAGAGATAAAACTGGTAAGCATATAGAGATAAAGGTAGAGCCCGAGATAATGGAGATTATTCAAAAATACAAAGGTAAAGAGCATCTACTGAGATTTTTTGACGGGCATAGACCATCCGAAGAGTATCATAAGAGGTTTGGAAATAAAATGCGTATGTCTATTCGCAACGCTGCTATTAAAGCAAATATTACTGAACCAATCTCCGCTTATTGGGGGCGACATACTTGGTCGTCACTTGCTATCGAAATAGGCATAGATATAGCATACGTTAGTGCAGGTCTTTCGCACTCACACGGAGAACCCGTAACGCAAGTCTATATCCAATATCGTCAAAAGAAGATAGATGAAGATAGCCGTCGTGTTATTGATTATATTTTAGAGAAAGGTGAGTTTAAAAGAGAAAGTTAAGAACTATTAATATATTATTATTTTTTAACCAATTTGGTTAAATATTAATAATAAAATAATAGTAAATTATGAATTAAGATAATATATTATTAATTTTGTGAGCAAACTACAGTGTTGCTCATGGAATACAGCCCAAGTGAACAGTTTCGTCGAGCCGATATTATCATTAATGCGGTTTGTAAGGCAGGTAAGATAACGTATTTTCATCTGCTGTCTGCACCTAAGAGTACATTAATGAATACTCTTAGGGGTGTTTGCTGCGTCATTGCCTGGGAGAACGGAGTACACGCCCGGCGATTAGCAAAAATGATACATCGGACAAGAGGCAATGTGCTCAATCAGCAGAGAAAATATCTCGGGTTCTTGCGTTCAAGAGATTCTATGACTGTGGATATATATAATAAGGTAAAAGAAGATATTAAACTACAGATAGAAAATGGAGAAGTATAAAGAATTAGAACAGGTGATTCCCGACACCTTATTCCCATCGGACAATGATGCCGAGATACCAAACCTACGGCTTGATATGCAAGCAGAAGAGTTGTCAATACCATTCCTTTGCTGGGGAGAGCAAAAAAGAACTACTAACCTCTTAGGTCTTGGCTCTATGCACTTCTATACGGATGATTACCGTTATACGGCGCTTTACGACCACCCAGAGCAGATACTCCGAGCCAATCCACGTAATATAGTAGAGCCAAACTATTCCCTCTTTGACGATATGCCTATAAGTTTCGGATTGCAACGTATTTATAAAAAACGATGGATAGCCCGTGCAATGCAAGAACGAGGTATTCGTATTTTCGTAGATTTGAACGTTGCTCAAAAGTTCTATAAGTTGAATATGCTCGGTGTTCCGATGGGATGGAAGTCATTTTGCACTCGCGGATACTCGGAGAGATTGGAGAACCTTGAATATGAATATGAAATAGCAAAAAACTGGGCAAAAGGAGAAGAACCACTCTTTGTTATCTATGGAGGTGGCGCATCTTGTCGGCGGTTTGCACAAGAGCACGGATGTATCTATGTAAACCCAGTGGTAACGACAAAGAAAAAACTAGAAGCATTGAAGAAAATTCATGAAGGAATAGCGTTCTTTAACGACGAATTTTCTATCAAAGACCTTGAAAAGATGACACACTTTGACAAGCAGTTAGAGGATTTTACCAAGAATAAAGCAATCGAATCCAAATAAATCTTAAATGTTAAGGTATGTTAATTAAAGAAATATAAAAAATTAACAGATTTTCACAATTAAGTTTTTTCGATGAACTCTTCTATTTAAATTTGGAGTGAATTTAAAGATAGGAGATACAACAATGGATAATCATTATCCAATCGGAAGACAGAAAATCTGTTAGTAGAAGCAAACGCGAGCCACGGAGCCGCAAGAGAGTAGGGCGGCAGTAATGTCGCCTTACTCTTTATTTTAGAAGAATACGAAGTCTAACATAAAACGTACAACAATGAATGAGAATCAGATTATTTTAACCAAAGGAAGTACCGAAAGCGATATTCGGAGGTATTTCGAAGGAGTACTACAACTAAGTAAGAGTAGTGAGGAGTTTCCTGTCAATCTTGACGAGGTATGGCCTCTGGTGTATGGACAGAAAGGTGATGCCGTTGGTGCATTGAAGAAGAAATTTGAAGAGGGCATTGATTACAAAGCAGTTCCTATCGCTTTGGAAGATGCCAAAGCGAAGAAAGGAGGGCAGAATAAGATGGATTATTACCTTACAACTTCTTGCTTGGAGTATTTTATCGCTCGAAAAGTGCGTCCTGTATTTGAAGTTTATCGTGCGGTATTCCATAGAGTAGCAAATTCACAGACACCTGCTTTGCCCGATTTCTCCAACCCGGCAGAGGCTGCAAGGGCATGGGCAGAGCAGTATGAGCAGAAGATGATTGAGGCACGGCGGGCTGACGAAGCCGAGAAGCAAGTACTTGCTCTATCTGCTGAGATTGAATCCTTACAGCCTAAACTTAGTTACTACGATACGATACTTGCCTCCAAAGAAACGGTAACTATCACCCAGATTGCGCAAGATTACGGAATGTCGGCGGTTGCCCTCAATAAGACCCTACAAGAATTAAAGGTGCAACACAAAGTAAACGGTCAATGGATTCTCTATGCGCCGTTTATATCACAGGGATATGTTCACTCTAAGCCTGTGGAGATAACACGCACAAACGGAAAGAAAGACGTTAAGATGAATACAGAGTGGACGCAGAAAGGTCGTCTATTCCTCTATAACGGGTTAAAGAATCACGGAATATTACCATTAATTGAAAGATAAACAACTATGAAGATAGAGAAATTTAATATTGCTTTTTTTTGCGAAAAAGGAAATTGGAGTGTAAAAGAAGCAACGGAGTTCCCTACATTAGAACGTGTCAATGAAACAGCAGAGTGTCTTGAAGAGTTAGGTCTTGGGAGAATAAAAAAAATCGTAATAGATATAATATGAAAGAAATAAGATTTAAGCAATGTATTCAGATAAGCAAGTCAATAGAAGGTATCTTTCGATTGCCTTGTGTGGCAGCAATAAGGAAAGATATCTTTGGTGCTGCATTCTACGACACTTACGGCTTCATAATGGACGACGGGAAGAGTGTGTCGGCAAGAGAAGGCGATTGGCTTTGTGAAGGCTATAACAACAAATGGTGGTGGTTTACCAATGAACAGTACGAACAATTAAAAACTAAAGAACAATGAGCAAGAAAGAAGCATTATTGAGAGTAAAGAATGATTTAGACAATCGCAGATGTGTAGAAATACATCTTATCTGGACTAACGGAGAGAAATCGGGTATTGGGAACCCGAATGCCATCAAAGCAGCGATGGACGCATTAAAGGAAGAAATGGAACGACAACTAAATGAACTATAAGTTATGGAAATAAGACAAGCAATCAGTATGTACCTTACGGCGAAAGCCTACAAGGACGAGGGTTTTATGGAAATCTACGGCAACCCTAAGAAGAATCTCGACGAATGTGTCCTTTACATTCAGGCGAAGATGCTGGAGAAGGTCACAGAAGAACAAAAGAAGGGCGGTGCGGCGGTAGTCATACCGTCGGACGATGAAATCTTCGCCCTCGCAGTACAGTACTACGTCGACACTGACATCAAGGTGGACGGTGACAGATTCGACAACGTAAAGTTGGTGTCGGCAGCGGCAACGACGTTCAGCGAGGAAGAAAAACAGAAGATGCGTCAGGAGGCTATCAAGAAATATCAAGACGATGTGATAGCCGAAATGAAGAAGAAAGACGAAGAACGTCGCAAAAAGGCAGCACAAGCGAAGAAACCAACCTCGCCTACACTTATACCCGATACAAAAGAAACGGGCGCAGAGCCAAAGCAAGAGGCAAAAGAACCGGCATTACAGATGGATTTATTTCAGTAGAGTTATGAAACCAAGAAACGCAGAAGAACGTAGAGTAGTAGAATTATCCGCTACCCTCAAAGAAATACGTCCAAAAGATATTGAATGGATAGATAAAGATTATAAGCGTATCTATCAAAGGAAAGGCCTATGCTATTACCTTATAATGGAACGTTGCAAAGAGTGGCAGGTTATTCGCTATTACTACAAACGTCCGAGAACGCTATTTGAGTTTGCGCAGGTATGGCTCAATGAAGAGTGCATTATTGCAATGGCGAAGATGCGTTTTATGGGCGTTGATAGATGGAAGAGAGATTCTGAAATGACTATCAAAGATTGGTTCCGTAGAGAAGCACACTATAGATACTCTTATCTCGGAGGTATGGATAGGATAGGATGGAGTAGAGCAAAGGTTCGTTCATTACTGCCTGCATTGAAACAGCGAGGAATGAAAACCACTACGCACGGCGTAAGTCCTTATAAATTCGCGCTCGCTTTGTTAAAGAATAACCGAATGGAAACACTCCTTAAAGTTCATCAGCACTTACTCTTTAGGTATTTCGCCTACCATGAAGAAAAGCTAACGGAGACTATCTGGAACTCTATTCGTGTCGCTCTCCGTCACGGCTATCATTGGGAAGATAAAAAAGAGGTGTCGGATTGGATAGATATGATAAATGATTTGGATTATCTCGGATTAGACACAAGAAATCCGCACTATATCTGCCCCGAATACCTTTCGGAAGCACATTTGCACTGGACGACAAAAGTAAACCTGAAACGTTTCCTTGAAAGAGAGAAAGAGAAGATTGAAGCCTACGAACCTATCTTCCGAGAACAGCGCAAACAGTTCCTTGATATGATACTACAATGTGATAACATTGTCATACAAGCTATCCCTACGGCGATGGGTATCGCAGAGGAAGGGGCTCATATGTGCCACTGTGTCGGCGGTTACTATGATAAGCCCAACTCCCTTATCCTTTCTGCTAAGATTGACGGCAAGAGAGTGGAAACAGTAGAGGTGAATCTGACTAATTACAAAGTGGTTCAGAGCCGAGGCGTGCAAAACAAGGAAACTCCTTATCATAAGCAGATAGTGGAACTGGTACAGAGAAATATGAAAGAGATAAAGAAACGTAACAAATTAAAGAAAGTAGTATGAAAGTATTTGCATGTAAAAGACAGGGCAGTTATAGCGGAGGGCTCATTCTGGTTGCAGCCTCGACAAAAGAAGAAGCATTCTATGTCTTTGCCCATGACAAGAGATTTGATTGGATGATAGATAGTCGTACCCCAGAAGGCTCTTGGGTAGATGTAGATGCTAAAAATGCCATCGTTACATCGGATTATTACCCTCTGGAGAAGTGGCATGAAGTAGAGTGTTTAACGGCACAAGTATCTGAACCACAGGTAATTATAGAAGATGGACATTCTGAATAATTGTCTTAATGCGTCTTAATATCGCGGTATATCGTCTTAAAACAATTTAAAAAAATATAATTCTAACATTGAAACTAATATTCTTTGATAAAATATTATTAAATTTGCACCCAGAAAGATAGTGTGATAGATGCTGGTATATGTGGAACAAACCAGACGTTCTGCGGAAGGAAGGGTCCGATTCCCTCGTCACACTATCTTTATATTTTTATTCTTTTGTAACCATGTTCAATACCAAACATCTTCTTATCTGTAACAACGGAACTACTTACATGATTGGTTACGATAGTCTTTCCATTTGCTAATGTTACTCTATCGTTTGGTTTTAGAACAAACATATTTTTATAATCTGTGAAAATGATAGCGCCAGTATGTTCATAGATATCCATACCTCCTATCTTCTTCGGCATCTTTGCTATCTCACTTAAAGGAACAACTTTCCCCTTTTCTTCTTTATCTCCTGTTCGGTGATGAAACATTGACTTCTGTCCTATGTAAGCGTCTCTATTTACTATATGAATTCCTGTCATATCTTCAAACTTTTCTGCTAATACAGGAGATAATGTTCCAAACTTAAAAGGAGCTGTATCTTTACTAAAGCCATTTTCTTTCTTTTCTTCAATAATCTTTTCCAATCGCTTTGTAGCAGAATTCGCCAATCTGCCATTTTGCATGAAGGCATAGTTCTTAGAATACACAGTAACAGATTTCACCGTTCCTGCCGTACTACGACTTACTTTCAATAAAGAAGCATTACTACTTCTTGTATTTCCACTTCCTTTTGCCATATTCTATTTTCTTGCAAAGGTAGAGAAAAAGAAAAAAGCGCAGACAGAAGTGTGGTAGATGACAATAAACAAGTTTAAAGCCTTGCAAACCCTATTTGTTTACACGCTAACACCTTAAAATCCGTAAAACTATATATAATACCCGTATCTTTGCATAAAATTGAATAAAACAGCAAAGATATGGCAAAGAAAAACGACATCGCAGAAGCGCAGAAATTGGACTATACTCACGTCCTTTCCGCATCCTTAATCGAACAAAATGACGGACAGCTTGAAGGCCTTCCAAAGAACCCTCGTTATATCAAGGACGAGAGGTTTGCTAAACTCAAACTTTCTCTGGAGCAATCGCCCGAGTTCCTTGAAGCCAACCCCTTGAAGGTCTATCCGCTTGATAACGGACACTACATTATCATCGGCGGCAATATGCGTTTCCTTGCAGGTCGTGAGGTCGGCATAACCGAGTTCCCTTGCTATATCTTCAAGAAAGAAACGCCCGTAGAGAAACTGAAAGAGTTTGTCATCAAGGATAACATTGCTTTCGGTAACACCGATTGGGATGCACTTGCCAACGACGATTGGGATGTTTCGGACTTAGAGGATTGGGGTATGGATGTTTCGTTCCTTACCTCGGACGAGGAAGATATGGACCTGTCGGGATTGTATGAGGAGCACGAAGCAACGCAGAAAGAGAAGCCTATCACAATCACTATCGAAGTTCCTAACGAAATGGGCGACAAGGTAGATGACATCAAAGAGGCACTGAAAGTGACGCTTGAAGAGTGGGAAGGATGCACAATAAAGAAGTAAGATGATAGTATATCTCGCCATAACATCATTGATACAGCCGTATGACTGTCTGCGAGGTGCCGATGTGCTTTCGTCTTACTACTATTGTCAGAGCCTGCCGAAACTCGTTGCGGAGATTCCGAATATGCGCAACTTTCTACTTGATAGCGGAATCTTTACCTTTATTAATTCGGGTAAGTATGTCAACATGGACGAGTATATAAGAAACTATGCTGCATTCATTCGTGACTATAAGATAAAGGACTATGTAGAGTTAGACGTGGACCAGATAGAAGGAGTAGAGCAGACTCGTCGCATCCGTGACAAACTGGAAAACCTCGTAGGTTGGCAGTCTATCCCTGTATGGCATACTATAAGGGGCACGGAGAGTTTCGTGCGAGATTGCAAAGATTACCCCCGTATCTGTCTTGGATTCTTTCTTACCGAAGGATTATCAACTAAGGTAACAGAAAAGTATGCGCCAAAGATGATTAAACTCGCCCATCAGCATAATTGTAAAATACACGGGTTGGGCTTCACAAAGACCTCCCTACTGCCAAAGTTCCATTTCGACAGTGTGGATAGCAGCACATGGTCTATGGGAAAACGTTACGGCTCTATGTGTGTCTTTGACAAAGAGAAAAAGGTGATGAAGATGGTTACTCGTCCCGCAGGCCACAAAGCTAATGGTGCTATCATCGAAAAGTATAACTTGCAGCAATGGCGACTCTATCAAGATTACGCAATAAAGAATTTACCAACCATTTAAATATATAGAAGATTATGAGTAGAAAAGAAAACGAATTAGGAAATGTTTCCCTGTTAGGCAATCAGCACACGAAGTACCCAACAGACTATGCACCCGAGGTACTGGAGACGTTCATCAACAAGCACCCCGACAATGACTATGTGGTGACGTTCAACTGTCCTGAGTTTACAAGCCTGTGCCCTAAGACACATCAGCCCGACTTCGCAAAGATTATCATCAACTACATTCCCCGTGAGAAGATGGTTGAGAGTAAGTCACTCAAACTCTATCTCTTCTCATTCCGTAATCACGGAGATTTCCATGAGGATTGTGTCAATATGATTATGAAAGACCTTGTTAAGCTGATGGAGCCGAAGTATCTGGAGGTAATCGGCATCTTCAACCCAAGAGGTGGTATCTCTATCTATCCTTTCGCTAACTATGTAGGCGATGAGAAGTATCAAGCGCTTGCAACACAGCGTATGGCAGCAGTATTCCGTAATGAGTAAAAGAAAATGAAAGACGCTCTGATTGTTGTTTCTGGAGGTATGGATTCAATAACTCTCCTGAACGAATTTAAAGACGAAATCGCTATGGCGGTTACTTTTAACTACGGTAGCAACCATGCGGAGAAAGAGATTGGTTTTGCAAAACTGCACTGCGAAAGATTAGGTATCAAGCACCTTATCATTCCTCTGGAGTTTATGCACCAATACTTCAAATCCTCTCTCCTTGAAGGTGCGGACGCTATTCCCGAGGGGCATTATGCCGACGAGAATATGAAGTCAACAGTTGTTCCTTTCCGTAACGGCATTATGCTTGCTATTGCCTGCGGGTTAGCAGAATCAAACAATCTGCACCGAGTAATGATAGCAAACCATTCGGGTGACCACGCAATCTACCCCGACTGCCGAAAGGAGTTCGTCGATGCAATGTCCGATGCAATGAAAAAAGGCACGTATGAGGGCGTTGAAATCTTCGCTCCCTATACTAATATATCAAAGACAGACATCGCCAAGAGAGGCAAAGCAATCGGGCTCAATTATGCCGAAACATGGTCTTGCTACAAAGGTGGAGAGAAACATTGCGGAAAATGTGGCACTTGTGTAGAGCGCAAAGAGGCTCTAAGGGATGCAGGTATCGACGACCCGACAGAGTACGAGGAGTAACTGAGGTATGGCAAAGGCATTCGGTAGCACTCGGATAGTTCAGCCCTCTGCGGCAGGAAAGGCTGCTAACCTTGCGGATTTCAACGCTCGTATGGCGACAGGTCAGTATGACCCATCCAATTCGTCAATCTCTGCCGTAAGTGGTGCTTATGTAGCCTATATGACAGGCCACGAATACCACATAGAGGAGATGGAAGCTGCGAAAGCTCTTTCTGACGCTGGATTCAACGTCGTATTGACCCCCGAAGGACCGGGCTACGAGATATACGCAACTAACATGCAAAAAGGCAAATTCTCAGAAGGTACGGTCAGTCAGATAACATATGAGCAGACAACGCCTAAGAGTATCAAGGACGAAGCAAAGGTGACAGTAAAGAATGCTATCGTACACGCAAACAAAAAGCATTCGGAAATCGCTCTCATATATGACAGGCACAACCTCTTTCATAGAAAGGATATAGAAGACGGCATGAAGCATTATCAGAGCATTACACCGAAATGGGAATTCAAGGCAAAAGTTGTGTTAGTTGTAAACTCTAAAGGCGAAGTCTATGAGCATCAGTTCGACAAATAAAAAAAGGGGGCTTTCACCCCTATGCTGGCTTAAAGAGGGTCATAGGCGGCATCGCCTACCTCGAAAATACGTGTAAAGGACGTAAGATGCCTTCGTTTCAACCGATACCCATTTTCAAAGGGCAAAATTAATAAGAAAGATTCAGATAACAAAATTAATTAAGAAGAATTATGGAAAACTTTATTTATTGCGTATCGAAGCGTATGGAGATAGCAGGCGCACATCGTCTCAACCTCTCCTATGAAAGTAAGTGTCAGAACCTTCACGGACACAACTGGATAATTACATTGTATTGTGCTGCAAAAGAGTTGAACAAGGACGGAATGGTATGTGATTTTAAGCATATCAAAGAGAAGATTCACGGACGCTTAGACCACGGCAATCTTAACGAAATCCTCGACTTTAACCCTACGGCAGAGAATATCGCTAAATGGTGCACTCAGCAAATCCCCGAATGCTACAAAGCAATGGTGCAGGAGAGCGAGGGTAACATTGCCGTTGCCACCGACCTCGACTTTCATCTTGACATCTATAAACTTCTCTAAGATATGAATATGATAGAAAAGGAATACATGGTGAATGAAATCTTCTATTCTCTCCAAGGAGAAGGAAGATGGGCCGGAAGAGCAGCAATTTTTATTCGTTTCTCAGGGTGTAATCTAAAATGCCCTTTCTGTGATACCGACTTTGCTTCTTACAAGAAGATGAAAGCAAAAGACATACTCAAAGAACTCTTAGAGTATAGTCAATGCAATTTTGTCGTACTTACAGGCGGAGAGCCAACGTTGCAAGTAACGGAAGATTTTGTTGATATGCTACACGCTAACGGATACTATGTGGCAATGGAAACCAATGCCACAAGAGAAGTTCCGAGAAACATCAATTGGATTACGGCATCGCCAAAGAAAGCATATGTGAGCGGAGGTAGCGTGTGGCTGACAAAGGCTGACGAAGTAAAAGTTGTCTATGATGCCGTCCAAGAGCCTGACGCTTTTGGAATAAGTGCCAAAGAGTACTATATCCAACCTTGCGACACTGGCGACAAGGAGATGAACGATTATATCATTAAGAAATGTGTAGAGTGGGTTAAGAACCATCCTAAATGGAAACTTTCTCTTCAACAACAGAAAATACTTAAAGTAAGATAAGATTATGGAAAAGGAAAGAAGCGAAAAAGATTTGGTTATAGAGAAGTTGGTACGACAGCTTCTTATAGAGATAGGTGAAGATCCGGACCGCGAAGGATTGAAGGGAACACCCCACAGAATTAGTAAGATGTTCAAAGAAATCTATCGTGGCTACGACCAAACAAAAGCACCGAAGATTACTACATTCCCTAACGGAACGGACGGAATCACTTACGACAATATGGTTATCGACCAAGGGGATTTCTATTCTCAGTGTGAGCATCATATGAAGGACTTCTTCGGAAAGTACTGGTTTGCTTACATACCAGCACCAGAAGGAAGAATCCTCGGAATCTCCAAGATTGGACGTGTGGTAGACTACTGTTCAGCAAAGTTACAAGTACAAGAGCGTCTTTCTCACGACATCGTGGCAATGCTCAAAGAAGCCCTGATGAAAGACGGCGCACCTGAGCCTCTCGGAATTGCTCTTGTAATGAAGGGTCGTCATATGTGTAAAGAAAGTCGCGGTGCAAGAAAGAAAGGCATAATGACAACAACGGTCATTGAAGGCGCTTTCCGTGACGACCCGATTGTAAGAGAAGAGTTTATGCACCAAGTAGGAAACGTAACAGAAGTATAAGACTATGGTAAGAAAGAAAGCAAACATGGATAGTAATCTCCTTAAAGAGATGTTTAACGAAAACCTCTCCGCATCATTAGCAAGCAATATCGCTACCGAAGTAGAGAAGCAGTTAAAAGCAAATAATATCCCTTACACCGTAGGCGAACAGCCCAAGATGGAGAATGGTAAAGTTATCGGTTGCAACAAACTCATAACTATTACGGATTCTGAGAAGTTCTACAATGCTATTCAGAGCACACCAGAGTCAGACGATGAAAGAGAGGAATAGACGGACAACCCCGAAAGGTATCTTGGAGAGAGTGACTGGCAAGAAATTGGAGAACAATATCCTTCCAGCCTCTCATAAGGTGCTTATAATGGAGTATCTACTGTCTTGCTCTACCAAAGAAATGATAAAGTATAAGGAGTTGGAATACCCGACATTCATAAATGAGTGTGCGATGCTTCTATTTAACGGGAAGTTGGGCGAATATATAAGTGTACTCAGTCAATGTAGGGCAATGGCAAGGGAAGACGTTGATAACGCAAGATAACAGGTTATGAAAGAGTTTCAATCATTTTTTAAAACCGTTAAAGGGAATGAAGGGAATAAGTGTCATTACCCTACAAGGCTTGATACTTATGGCTGTGGCTGTCAGCATGATTGCAAGTACTGTTACGCTAAGAGCCTGCTTGATTTCCGCAAGCTATGGAATGCCTCTGAGCCTTCCGTAGTGAATATACAGAAAGTACACAGAACCATCAGGCGTAACCTTAAAGAGGGCGATATTGTCCGTCTTGGAGGTATGACTGATTGCTTTCAGCCATTAGAACGCCATCATAGAGCCACTTTCCATACCATAGAGGAGTTGAATAAGCAGAATATAGGTTATCTCATTGTCACCAAATCAGATATGGTGGCGGATGACGATTATATGGCACTTATGAGAAAAGACCTCGCTCATATACAGATTACGGTAACCTGTACTGACGATTCTTTCTGTCGGCTGTATGAAAAAGCCACTCCCCCGACAAAAAGGATAGCAGCGATAGAGAAATTGCAATCAGCAGGGTTTGACGTACAACTACGGCTCTCCCCTTATATTCCTCAGTTCATAGAGAAAGGCGTCTTGGATATGGGTATTATCAACAACGTTCAATGCGACAAGATACTTGTAGAGTTTCTTCGCGTGAACACTTGGATTCGCAAATGGTTCAATATTGATTACTCCGACTATACTTTCAATCAAAGTGGCTATATTCATATGCCTCTGGAGTTGAAGATAAAGTATCTTAGCCTGATAAAAGGATTCAAAGAGCTGACTGTTTGTGAAGACGTGAGCGAGCACTACGATTACTGGCAGCGCAAGGTAAACCCGAACAGGGACGATTGTTGCAATCTACGGAAAAATATGTCGTTTTAAGCGGTTTTATGTAGTTATATGTTAATAGGAGTGTATTAGGAGTATGGGAGGATTAAGCAGAGACCCGAAGAAAAGGAGCAATCAGCTCGCCAACCTTAAGAAAGGAATGGCAAAGAAAGGTGACGTTCTGAACCCGAAGGGCAGACCACGAAACACTATCCGCACAATGATAAAGGAGTTTGAGGATGCAGGTCTTGTCGTTCCCTCCAACGAGGAAATGGGAAAGATGTATCTCTATATCGCCACATTGAACGAGGAAGAATTGAAGAAACTTCTCAACGACAAAGAGCTGCCTATGATGACACGTATCATCGCAAGAGGTATTCTTTCTAAGAAAGGACTTGACGTTGTGGATAAGATTGTAAACCGTGCCTATGGAAGCCAGCAGCATATCGACATCACCACCAACGGAAAGGATTTACAGCCTGAGCCAATGAAACTTATCTTTGTTGCTAACAAGGAAGAGTTAGAAAAAATAGAGAACGAAATACCAAACACAGAGGAAAAGGAAGGAAAGTAACAAGCAATGCCACAAGGATATGTCACTAAGAACTATGTAAGGCTTGACGCAGCTTACAGGAAAGGTTATACGACGGCTTCTTTACAGGGGTCGTCGCGTAGCTCTAAGACCTATTCCAACGTTCAGTGGCTTATCCATATGTGCTATGATGTGCCAGGCACTACGGTAAGTATCGTCCGTAAGACAATGCCTGCACTAAAAAGGTCGGTATTCCGTGACTTCAAGGAGATTATGATAGACTGGGGTCTATGGAATGACCGCCAGATGAATAAGTCGGAGTTTGTCTATACTTTTGGTAATGGCTCATGGATAGAGTTCTTTTCTTGCGAGGACGAGCAGAAACTTCGTGGTTCTAAGCGTCAGATTCTCTTTGTTAATGAAGCAAACGAAATATCATTCCTTGAATGGCAGCAGTTACAGATGCGCACAACTGCCTTTTCTATCATTGACTACAACCCTTCATTCTCCGAAGAACATTGGATTAATCAGGTAAACCTTGAAAAGCGCACTCATTTCTGGATTTCCACCTACAAGGATAATCCATTTCTTGAACAGAAAGTCATTGACGAAATTGAGAGCCTACAATGGAAGAATAATAGCCTTTGGCAGGTGTATGGTCTTGGACAGCGTGCCGTCGTAGAAGGATTGGTGTTCCCGCATATAGAGATAGTAGACCGCATACCAAGAGAGGCGACAAGACATCGTTTCTGTGGTATGGACTTAGGTTATGCCGCAGACCCCACGGCAATTATAGAGGTATGTTTTTGGAAAGACACAATCTATCTTAATGAGTTGTGTTACCAAACACATATGCTCACATCTGACATTATCAGAGAGTTAAAAGAGATAGAATGGGAGCCCGAAATCATTTCCGAGAGTGCCGACCCTCGTATGGTAGACGAAATCTATAACGCTGGACTTGACATTAAAGCCGTTCATAAGTACGCAGGTTCAATCAATGCCGGACTTATGAAGATGAAGGAATATAAAATATGTATAACAAGGACTTCAAGCAATCTTATTAAGGAGTTCCGTAACTACACCTATCGTCAAGACAAAGAGGGTAAGTGGCTCAATGAGCCTATTGATGCTTTCAACCACGGTATCGACGCAATCCGTTATGTTGTACTTGAAAAGATTTTGGGTGGTTACGGAAGCGGAATGAGCGCATCGGAGATACTTGGAATTGTCGGGTAATTTTACTTAAAACGTCTTAAAATCACTTCTTATCATCTTAAATTCCTTTAAATTCTTATAGATTTCTTAGAGAAATTATTAATCTATGAGAATAAATTATTAAATTTGGAATGAAAATAATAATTATTCACTTAAAAATAGGAGATACAACAATGAAGCAGTTATTTATTATCTATCAGGTAGAAGGAGGAGGCATTGGTTACAAGCCCGCAAAGGTTAATCTGCCAGTTGGAGCAAGAATTTGTCTCGACAGAGAGAAGATGAAGTTTGCGAAAGTGGAGAAGATAGTAAATGCAACCGCAGAGGAGATGAAGAATGCCTGGAATGTAGCAAAAGCACAGAACCGTTATATCGAAACCAGTGCTAATTTTAAAGTTTTGTTCTTTGGGCAGTTTTAAGCAAGAATTTAGTTTAACAATAAATAAATAGGAGATACAGCAATGAAGAATTTTAGAGTTTATCAGTTGCCAGTAGGGCACGTCGCAAAGTTTATGCGCCTTAGTTTTGTCAAAGAGCATAACATCATGCCAAAGTTAGAGGATTACAAACTCGTTTATGAAGGAGAGTTTGAACCACAAGGCGAGTATTCAGAACCCGACCAACTCTACATGAAGTTTCAAGACGAAAAGCCTGAAGGTTACACAGGACACTCTATCTCAATGAGCGATGTCGTAGAGATTGACGGGAAGTATTACTATTGCGACGATTATGGATGGGAAGAGATTTCCTTCCAGACCGAAGAAGAGGAAAAGGGCGAGGAGTATACCGTAACTCTTTCTGAGCAATTCCTTCATTTCGCCAAGAACGGCGACATCCTCAATGACACCATCAAAGTCGGTGAATGGAAAGTAGATAGGATTTGGGAAAGACAGGGAGGCAGACGTGACAGGAGTGGCAACCTCACCGTGGAGAATATGTGGAGCGCAAAACTTATCGGCGACCCTGTTAGGTATATGGACTATACTCGCAAGCAGTTAAGAAAGACGATAAGCGGCAGAAAAGTCACCGTAAGGGTCTCAATCCCGAAGAAGAATGTAATAAGTTTCTCACCCGAGGACGTGCCGGCAGAGGTGGTTGCATAAAAGTTAAATGAGCGGGTTTTAACGCCCGCTCTCATTAGTTTACAAAGAAGAGGTATAATTATATATAATAAAGTATAAACGCAGTATATTTGCATTTAAAAAGAAAAGAACATGGCAAAAGGTAGTGGAACAACAAAGTCAGTTGGAAGCGGTTCTGCGGCTTCGAGCAGGACCACCAATACAGCAAGCAACCCTGTATCTAACTTCAATTCCTTTAAAAACGGTGAGAAGGTGAATATCGGTGGAATTCAATTTACCCATTCGATAATACCAAAAGAAGGAAGTTATCCCGAGCATAGCTTCTTTGAAGGACGTCTGGTAACAGATACAGGTACATACAATGTATTTATGAACGGGCAATCAGATACTAAAGCCGAAATCTCTATACAGAAAGTTGGATTTGGCGATTTGTGGTCGCAGGTGCATGAAGTAACCATATCCACTTCTGGTATGTCTACTCTGAGAGACAAGGTTATGAATGCTATCAATGAATATAGCAAGAACCCTAAGCAGAGGTTGTCTAACCCTCAAAAGTTCTTCGGAGGTGGCAGTAGCAGTTCTTCCTCTTCTGTAAGCGCGAAACATATAACAGCCAACTCATCGTCTTTCTTTAAGAAGAAGTAACATAAATATCAACAACTATGGCAAAAGGTTCGGGTACAACGAAATATGTAGGCAGTTCGCAATCGAGTGCCGCTAATTCAGCAGGAGTATTACCATCTTCTCCTGTGGCAATGGCATTAAGAGGACAGACTTCTTACAATAAAGGAACATCTATGAGTAAAGCACAAATAGAATCAAACATTGGTGTTAGCGAAAATGTCTTCTTTAACTACACCGGGTACAAATTCGGTCACCCTGTAAGCACATACAAGGAAGGTTTGGAAATCTTAAATAAGCTCCCCGATTCTGCTGATATGTTCACAGGACATAAGGCAGGAGAAGCAAAGGCTTACTTGAAAAAGATTATAAAGATATTAAGTTAAAGTAATTATGGCAAAGACAATTAATTTAAACGACTACAAGAAGATGCAACTCGGTGACCGCCAGTTGTATGTTGACGAGAATAACGTAGTGGTAGCAGAGAAATATCTTGCCCGCTATTGGTTGTTCTACCCCGCAGCAACAAGTATTAAAGTTGTTGAAGAGGAAGATGGTACGGTAAGGATAATCATAGACGAGCCGTCCACATAAAGTAAGAAGAAAACAGGATAACAGTTTCATTGCGTCGCATAGAAATGTGGCGCTTTTTTATTATGTATAGCACTTGTTTACACACATAATATTATTAAATATGTAGGAAGAAGATAATATTTTACCTTTGCGTTGACAAAAATATTTATTCACTTAACACTAAGGTAATATGAACATCAAAGACAGAGCGCTTACAGCCATTAAGCAAAACTATGCAAAGTTCGGCTTGAAGGCAGAGGAACTCGACAAATTGGCAACACACATCGCTGGCGGTCTCAAAGATGAGTCAACCGACGAGGAATTGAACACCGCCGTAGAAGGAGCGAAGTTCTATGCCGAGATGATGCAATCAGTCGGTAACCGCAAGGCGACCGAAGTTCAGAACAAGTACAAGGATTATATCCCTAAGCCCGCAGAGCCTCCTGTACCACCTACTCCTCCAGCAACACCGGAAGGTCAGTTGACTATTGAGCAAGTACAGAAGTTGATAGAACAGTCAAAAGCTGACAATCAGAAAGCTATTGACGACGCTGTAAAGGCTGCTACCGCACCATTCTTGGCGCAGCAAGAGAAAGCACGCCTTAACGGCTTACTGATGGGGCACGAAAAGTTAAAGAACATACCTAAGTCGTTCAGTGGTAAGTATAGCCTTGACAAAGAGGAAGACCTTGACGCTGTGGCTACACAGATTGAATCAGACTTTACTAGTTTCAAACAGGAGATGGTTTCGTCTGGTCAGTTTGTGGAAGCCCCATCACCATCATCACCCCAAGCGGAAGCAGATGATTTTGTCACGGCAATGCAAGGATTCTCAGAGCGTAATGCTCCAAAGACCCAAGCATAGAAAAGATTGTATTGTTTAACATTAAAAGATTATTCCTATGGCATCAAAGAATGGTATGTTTATGCACAAAGGTAAGCCCGCAAGCATTAAGGAAGGTCTGTGGTGGGAAGAGCATTGTATCCGCCGTCAAGGTGGCTATGATCTCGACATCTCTAACCTGCCCGCAAGTTTCCGTTGGCTTCCGAAAGGCGCAGTTCTCGCTTTCAATACCGAGAACGGTATGGCTATGGTAGTAAAGACCGCAAAGGTCTATGAAGCCGCAGAAGCAGGCGCTACTACCTTGAAAATTGAAGCAAATGACCTTATCGCTGTTGGCGATGTTATCGGTGGAGCAACAATCTCTGCTATCAGCACCGAAGATGGCGTATCTACTCTTACTGTATCGACACTTGAAGCAGCAGTAGAGCAAGGCGCTGTTATCGCTGACGCTAACGCTAAAGGCATTATCCTCGGTCTGGCTTATGAAACCACCGACCTTCAGGATAACGATTATCCACAGGTAACGCCCACTCTCCAGGCTTTTGAGATTGAGGAAAATACTCTTCCTTATCCAGTTAACGACGACATCAAGGCTGGTCTGGGCGCACTTCATCAGTTCAAAATTAAGTAAGGAAAGGAGGATAGACTATGAATTCAATTCTTAAGCAGATTCAGGAGCCTAAGGCTTTTGACGCATTCGTACAAGAGTACATGAAAACCTCCACTTACAAGGCTTTGTGGAAGGATGAAATCAATCAGATTGATTATGAGGCAGCCAAGCAGTATAAGGCAACATTGGCAGAGTATCAGGCTGCACTGGCAGGTTCGGTAATCTCCAAGAACGGAGAGAAACCCGTACACCAGATGCCCGACTTTGGTGAGTTGCTCGGCTCTATCGGTCACTATGGCGACCAATGGGAACTGGATAACGACTATATCGAGCAGTTGAACTACCTCGAAGGTCGTTTCCGTAACCGTAGGCCTAACTACACCGAGGAGCAGAATCGCGCCGAGTATGACAAACTTATTACCTTTGCTTTCCGTCCTTTTGAAAAGGCTGTCATCGCTCCTCAGAAGCGTCTTGATATGCTCTATTTTGAGGGCTTGTTCAACGGCACACAGACTGTAAGCCGTCAGAACAACGTAAAGGCTAACGTAAGCTATAAGTTTGACCTTGACGTTAAGAAGTTCCAGTGCGTGAAAGGTAGTAAAGCGTGGGGCGATGCTGATGCTACTCCTATTGCTGACATCCGTCAGGTTGTAAAGTATGCAAAGTCTAAAGGTCGCACCATCCAGCGTGTTCGTATGTCGGAAGATACATTCTATAATATGTGTCAGTCTGACGAGATTAAGAGCACATTCCGTCTGAACCTCGGACAGGTAACTGTTCAGCAGGCTGTTCCTATGCTCTCTGTAGAGCAGGTGAATATCTATCTGCGCTCAGTTCTTCTGCCGACTATCAGCATTGAGCCGGACCGCTTCGTCGCTCTCGCAGACGGAACGAGCATCAACATGACAGTTGACAACCGCGTGGTATTCCAGTGCGCTCCGACTGTGGCTGTGATGAAGATTTCAGACCCGCTGGAGTTGGTTGATCCGCTGCCTGGCAAGACTTACTCTACTTATGATGATAACCTTGTAGGTTACTGGCGTGATAACACAGGTCGTCATACCGACTATGATATGTGGGCTCAGCCCGTATTCAACGGTATCAACGACTACTTTATCCTCAAAACCGACGAGGTTGCAAAGTAGGATGTTGTCAAAGTAAGTTAGTGTAAAGATAAGAGAAGTATGACAAACCGAGAAGCAATAGCAGCAACAATCCTACCGTATTCGCTTGACGAGAACGGATTGGAGAAAATATTCCTTGATAGTGCCGACCACTTTGGTGTTAAGGCAGGTGTTGATGATGAATATGTTGCGGCATCAATGAAGCAGACAGTGGCACTTGCTGCCATGTACTGCCTTGCGAGGATGAAAGTGCTGCAAAGAGAACAGATTGACGTAATTAGCAATACTTACGACACTCAGAAACTCAATCAAGCCATCGCCTCTATTGCTGCTTCTGCTGGTTTGTCACCTTCGCTTGTCGATGCGGAGGACGATAACTACAATCTTACAGAAGTTAAATGTTGGTAGTATATGACGTTTGAAGATACTCTGAAAGTGCTGAAAGTAAGCGGTGGCGGTTATGATGAAGATTATAACCCTATCGAACCTACGGAGGAATGGATAGATTTTGCCAAGTGCTTTATCTCCTTTAACTCCTCGGCACAAAAAATTCATCTTCACGATGGACAAGAGTACATCTATAATTACTACGTTATCTTGCCGTTAAAGGCTTCGATATACGGCAATATTCCCAAAGAAGGGGATAGAGTTAGGATAGTTAAAGCCGACGGTACTATTGACAAAGAAATGGAAGTGAGAGGGTTTGTTACTTATAAAAAACGCTACCTCAAAATATGGCTATAAAGGCAGAATTTAAGGTTGAGGGTGTACGGGCATTGCAACAGAAACTCTTAGAGCGTAAAGAAGCAATGAAGAGAGTCCTTAACATGAAACTCCTACAATTAGCCGAGGAAGCGGTTTCTCACGCAAAACACAACAAGGGTTACAAGGATAGAACGGCAAATCTGAAAAACTCTATCTCTTTCGCTCTTTTCTATGATGGCGAGTTGGTAACACAACAAGTAGGCGACATTCCGCAACCTGATAATGCGCCAGAGGAGCATAAAGGTGTGGCTAACAACTTAGAGCAGTTCTGCTCAGAAGAAGGTGTTGTAAGACCGAGCGGATATTCCCTTATCATAGTAGCAGGTATGGAGTATGGTGTACACGTTGAACAGAAAGGCTACAATGTATTGCACCTAACGAAGTACTTCCTAAGAGATGAAATGAGGAAAGTATTAGAGGAAACCATAGAAGAGATAAAAGGTAGTTAGATATGAGCGTGATGTTAGGCGATATGGCAGTTACGGAGGTTGTAAGATACCTTAATGAAGCGTTGGTTGTTATTGATTTGAGCAATACTACGGCGCCGACTGCATATAAGTATGAGAAGCCCGAAAAGTTCAGCGGAGAATACATTGCGGTCAATCATCTGCCTTTTGTTCACAAAGACGCAGTAGGCGAGGGGGTAGTAAATATAAATATTCACGTCCCCAAACTAAAGAACAATGACATTCCTACCAAGAGGCTTGCCGTAATAACGAAAGCCGTAGTAGATGTATTCTACCCAGAGGCATTGTATCTCTCAAAAGCCTATTATGAATTTCTCTCTGATAGCCGCCCAACCCTTGACAATGATGGCACTTACTATGTAAATATTCAGTTAAACGTGACTTTTAATAACTTAAATAGATAGACGATTATGGCAAAGACAGCAGTATTTGGCGTTTCAGGTGTAACGCTTGCAAATCCTGGAGTAAATGGTGCTTTCCCGACTTCGTGGGATGGTGCGGATGCTTTCTCTTTCAAGGCCATTGTTAAAGACAGTTTGAGTTTCAATGACTCTGCTGCCGGCGACAACGACATTGAAGTAGAGGATAGCGACGACATCTATGCTTCTCTACAGAATGGTGTAGATACCCGTGGTTTCACTATGGATACCTATGACCTTTCAGAGGAGGCATATATTGCTCTTCTCCAGTACACAAAGCCTACCGAAGGCAATACAGACGGATGGGTATATGCGCCTGTTAATTCAAGCGAACTCATCAAAGCCGTCCAGATTATCACAAAGAAGCTTGACGACTTCCCTGCAAAGACTTTCCAGTGGGCAAAGATGAAGATTAACGTCACCCGTGCTGGTACTATCGGCAAATCTGGCTTCCCTAACTTCCATTTGGAGTTCCGTGAGCAGATGAACGCAGACCAAGACGGCAAGCCTATCAGTGGTCATCGCTGGAAGGTGAACGCAAACTAATTAATCAACAGTTAGTACATACACAAATCGAGGGTGGAGAACACATTACAAATCTCCACCCTTATTAATATTAAAGAACTATGACAGCAGAAGAAAAGAGCAAAGTTGCATCAGCACTAACGGAGAAATCTACTTGGATGTCTGTTGGTCTATTGCCTATACGTTTAAAACCTATCACTCTCGGGCAAATCTTTGAAATGGGGGAGTTTGTTAATGACATAAACTCCGAAGGCTTGTCTGTGAATGCTAGAATAAACACTATTGCTGAGATGTTGCTTAAATATAAAAATGCTCCCCTTATGCAAGAAATCTTTATCGTTTGTGCCTTCCGAAACAGATGGATGCGAAAGATATTTAGAAGATACATCCTTAAACGCCTTACCGTAGGACATTTTCAGAAAGTCATAGAGCATATAACAAAAGCATATACGGCAAATTTTTTCTTAACCTCTATCATTTTCCTACACCAGACAAAGCCGATGACAGAGCCGAAGCAAACGACTCCCCTTGGGCAACAGTCGGAGGAGTAATGAAATATTTCCGTATGAGTTACGAAGAGGTCGTATTTAATCGCTCATACCTTAACATCATTCTTCTCAATCGCTCTATCCCGTCCTATAACTTCGACAAAGAAGATGATGACAAGGGAGATGAAAGAAGAAAAGGTGTAAGAAAGAAATCGTTTAAACATGAGTCTCAGTTATTCGAGAGCCTTATGTAACACTTGTTTATTGCTACTAACGTAAAACCTTATAAAACATCACTAAAACACCTAATTTTGCATAAAAAGCGTGTAATTTATGAGAAATATTACAGAAATAGTTAATATTAACGAACCTGATAAGGTCATTCGACTGCTTACAGCAAGAAAGAAGCCTTTCAAGACATCCCTTGAAGAAATAGAGGCGCAGTACGACCCCAAACAACACAAAATCTTTGACGAGAACTATCGTCCAAAGAAAGCAATACAGGTTCCTACAAACAAAAAAGACCCGCAGACTGGTAAGACAATTTATAAAACTAAGAAAGTTGAGCGGGTTCGCATTGCTATTCCTGTACAGAAATCTATCGTAGAGCGAGCTGTGGGTTTTCTCTTCGGCATACCTGCTGATTATAAGATAACACAGAACGGTGTAGAGTTGAAGAAAACGACAGACAAACAACAAACGCTATTTGGCGCAGTTAAGAAAGTCTATCATCATAACAAGATGCGATATTTCGACAAGAAACTTGCTCGTATAGTATTCCGTCAGAGGGAAGCCGCCGAATTATGGTATATGGAAACCAACCCTGATGGAACTATCAATAGAAAAGGCAAGATGCGTGTCAAGCTGCTTGCTCCTGTTCTTGGCGACAGACTCTATCCGCATTTCAATGACTATGACAACATGGACGGATTCGCCCGTCGGTACAAAGTCTATGACGAAGAGGGTGTGTCTAAAGAGCATTTTGACGTATATACGGACCGTTTTGTCTATCAGTTCATTAATGACAGCAACGGATGGAAGCTACAGGAAGGTTCTCCAAAGATGCACGGCTTTACAAAGATTCCTATTGTCTACTACCGTAGAGAGCAGGCAAAGTGGGAAGATGTGCAATCCGAGATTGAGCGTGCCGAGGATTTGACCTCCAACTGGGGAGATACAAATGATTACTTCGGAGTACCAAAGTACTTTGTCAAAGGTAAGCTAAACGGCTTCGCAGAGAAAGGAGAGCAGGGCGCTGTCTTCCAAGGCGAGAAAGATACCGATATGAAGATGTTGTCATGGGATAACTCCCCCGTCAGCGTTACAGGTGAACTTGCTAACCTTTTCTCTATGATATATTCTTATACTCATTCGGCAGACATCAGTTTTGAGCGAATGAAAGAGGTTGGTAACAATACAAGTGGTGCGGCAATCCGACTGATGTTTACCGACCCTCACATGGACGCCCAGACAGAAACCGAACTCTTTGGAGAGATGTTTACCCGTCGGAGCAACATTGTTGCCAATGGTATATGCAATACAGGAATCATCGAAAGTGGTATTCCTATGAGTGTAGCTGATGAAACGGATTTTGAGCCTGTATTTACGCCCTATATGCCAAAGAATGAGGTAGAGGAGTTGGAGCTTATTAGTAAGTCCGTAGGCGGCAAGCAAACGACCTCTCGTCGCAGAGCTATCGCTCTTAATCCTATCAATGATGATCCGGCACTCATTGAAGAGGAGATTAAAGAAGAGGAAGCCGAAGCACTCAAACAGGCACAAGAAGCTATGGGAATAGGAGGAACAAGTAACGGAGTAGAAGAATAACCATATAAAAATCTGTAGTTTGGAAAGCGTGCCTGATACCCATATCTTTCGGGTACGCTTTCTCTTTAAAAAAAAGAGCTATGGCAGACGAAAGAGAAAGAAAGATAGAGAGGAAGTTTTGGGCACCGAGTGTTACAAGTCAGTTCTGTGTCTGTCCGATACCGTTCCATTTCGATACTTATAGGGGCTGCACTTATGGTTGCTTGTTCTGCTTTGCAAGGGATTTCATTGAGTTTACTCGCAGAAATCAGAGCGAAGAACACCGAAAACAATCATATTTGGAGGGCAATGACCCGAAAGGGCTTGTGCGCTGGGTAGAAAAGACGCTTGCCAGTCCTTATGACTACACCAAAGCAGCCGAAGTGGCTTTCAAAGAGCGCATTCCTGTAAAGATTGGTGCTACGGCAGACCCTTTTCCTGTGGTAGAGAAATGGGAGCATATCACCTATGATTGCTTAAAGGTGTTTGATAAGATTGACTATCCAGTGCAGATTTCCACCAAGAACCCCGAAGTATTTCTTTCTTATGCCGAGGAGTTTAAGAATTCAAACATCGCCCTTAATGTCAGTTGCTCATTCTGTGACGATAATATAGCACGACAGATTGAATGTGGCGCAATATCACCCTCTCGCAGGTTTGCTGCTATTAAGAAACTATCGGAGATGGGCTTCCGTATTACAGTCCGTATTCAGCCTTTTATCTTGCCTTACTCGGAAAAGGTAGCAGACCGCTTCATTGGTATGCTTAAAGAATGTGGTGCATGGGGCTTTGAAACGGAAGGCTTGAAGATAAGAGTTATCGCATCAGGCAAGGAGAAGCAAATCTACAAGAAGATTGGCGACGCTCTTGGCTATGATGTCCTCGGCTACTTTAAGAAGAATGGAACGATAGAGAGTGGCGATAGGGTATATAACGAGGAAAGTAAACGTAGTATGCTTTCCACCTATACCTATCTCGGAAAGAAGCACGGAGTAAAGTTCTTCAATGCCGACAACCTTATCAGCAGCCGTTATGGTTGCGGTGCCGAATGCTGCGGAACGGAGTTTCTTCGTAATCATAAGATATGGGGTGGCTCCATGCGTGCTATGGCTTTCAAGGATAGCGGTGCGGTTAATTCAGAGGAGTTTGGCAAATGTCTTGTCAATTTTACAAGAGCAAGCAATAAGAATACTCGCACTATTGCAAGCGTTAGTAAGGAGTATATTCTGAATACATTGAAAAAGAAAAAGAAGAGGTAAATGACAAACGAGCAGAAACGGAAACAACTAACGGCAATGTTTGGTGCTTACTCCAAGCGCCTTGAAACCCTCTATGACAAGTTCATAGACCGCCTTACCGTTATTGCTCATAAGTCAGGTGTTGGTGTAGAGGACTTCTTAGAGAAGAATGTGCTCTATCGCTTCGGCAACTATCCCGAATTACGTGAGGAACTCAACGAAATCTTCTCTGATTACGTTCAAAAGGATATGTTAGCCTATCGTGCCGGCATAACAGATGGCGTAGCATTGGCGTATTCGCACGATAATGCGGTTCTCTCGGGTTTTTCTATCCTCTCCAATAAAGCAATAAGCCAAGCAAGAAATACCGCCGCAGAAACGTTTATTCGCAATCGCCTAAAAACCTCCGAAGGATTAAACCTCTCTCAACTTGTTTGGAACTATTGCTCTCAGACGAAAGCGGAGTTTGAGATGGCAGTGTCGAATGTCCTTGCTGACGGATTAAAGAAAGGCACAAGTGCGGCATCACTCGGTTTGCAAGTCCGTCAGTATCTTAATAACCCCGATATGATGTATCGCCGCTATCATCGTACCGTAGTCGATGCACAAGGCAATAAGAAAGATGTTGTAAAGTGGCGCAGACGTATTGTGGACGAGAACGGAAAAGTACGTTTCGTAGAAGAGCCATTGGAAAAAGTCGGTATGGGTCATTATCGCTCGTCAAAGCGGAACGCTGACAGACTGATGCGGACAGAGATAAACGGAGCCTACCACCGTGCCAATGCGGAACGATGGCAGATGGAGCCGTTTGTCATCGGCATTGTTATAGACTTGTCGCCACAACACCCTGCACCAGACGAGTGCGACGAACTGGCTGGACGCTACCCGAAAGACTTTATCTTCACGGGTTGGCACCCACAATGCCTTTGTATGTCTAATCCCATCACAATACAAGGAGAGGAGAAGAAGGAATTTTATCGCCGTTTGGCTGCTGGCGAGGATATGAGCGGATATGTTTCTCCGAATGCTGTCAAAGATTTACCTGACCGTGCAAAGCAGTGGATTGATGCTAACAGGGATAAGTTTATATCCGCTGGTGAACGTGGAAAACTTGGTTGGATTTGGCGTGATAATATGAAGTATGTGGGCAAGCAATTTTCGCCCGAGGAACTTCTTAAAATGGGTTATCAGCCAAGTATCGCAAGGGTTAAGAGAGTTAAGACAGAAGCCGAAAAGGCAGACATTCAGCGCCGTTGGGATGAACGAAAAGCAAAGAATGCCCTTATCATTAAGACAGGTAAGAATGTTTGGCAGGTTGCCGACAAACTCGAATACACCGAAACAATCGGCATGAAGTCAATGCTTCGTAATGCTATTATCAAAGGCGATACTATTGCTACAAGGGAATATAGTAGAGCTCTTGCAAAGGAGATAGCAAGAATAAACAAAGAGGCGGCATTGATAGAAAAGACAGTTCCTGACGCAAGGGAATGGTTAAAACAATTCTCTCTCTCCGATATTAAGGAAGTAGAAAAAGTTGTTAGTAATAATGTTGCAAAATGGAGCGGCAACTATGCGACGAACAGCTATCTTAAATCAAAATATGCTTCGTTAGAGGAATACTTGCTCTCTAAACTTAATTCAGAAGCATTGTATGTCGTTGATAGCACTTATCTCAAACCTCACAACCTTTATCCTACATCAAAAGTTGCCGAGAGCGCATATCTGAAACTCATAAAGGAAACACAATCTATCATTGATTGGCAGAAGATAGAAAGCGCACTGACAGAACTTAAAGCCTTTGATACTAAGAGCGTACCGTTTAACAATATACTGAGCGATATAGAATCTGCTGTATCAAGTAAGTCAGACCTTAATGCTGCACAGGAACTTCTAAGTAAAGCCGAAGCCAAGAAGAAACAGATAGAATATGATAGAGGTTATGCTAAGAAAGGGAAAGGTATTAGCGAGATATTCAGCGAAGAGAGAAAGAAAGCCGCCGTATGGGACACTGGCAACGGACAACTTGCTGACGATACCCTCTTCCCAACCGCTTCAAAAGCATGGCAAGCAGCAACAAAAATGGAGCGAGAGAAGATATATGAATATACACACCATTATTGCGACAAGAATGAGCCGTTGCAAGGTCGCCGCTATGTAGGCAGCCAATCAAGGACAAACTTTGAAACAAAGGTCAATCTCATAACCCGATACATTGAAAGAAACCCTCTGCCAAAAGATATGTGGTTCATGCGTGGCGATAGAGATATATCTGTTATCCGTTCACGAATAGAGTTTGCCGGCGGCAAGTGGCCCAATAAGATAGAAGACCTTGTTGGTATGACAATGCAAGAGGGCGGTTTTATGAGTACTGGTTCACGTCGTAGTTCAGGATTCAGTAGTAATGAAGTCGTAATTAATATCTTTGCACCTAAAGGGACGAAAGCTGCCTATGTAGAGCCTTTTAGTCAGTTTGGAGAAGGAGCCCAAAGCGTTAAGTGGGACGGAGTAACAAGATATAAAAGGTTTAGTAGAGAAGATGAAACGCTCTTCCAGAGAGGAACAAAAATGAGAATAACGAAAGTCTATAACGACGGATATAAGACCTATATAGATGTTGAAATCGTGGGTCAAGAGATTAAAGACCTCTCTTATGTATTAGACAGCAATATCGGTTACTAACCCGGTATTGCCGTCTTTGAGATATGGTCGCTTACTATATCAAGATATACCTCCATAAGGTCATAGAAATCCTCTAAATGCTTTTCCATATCAGCGGTATACTTTGCCCATCCTGTGAACATTACCATTAGTAAGTTATGAGGGATGCCTGTGTATCTCCGTCCGTCGAGTTTATGATAGGTCTCCGTTTCTCCAACAAACTTACCTTCGGTCTCTACATACACCCTTTCCATATCCCAGAACCATTGCATCCTCTCTTCTGTAAAAGGACACACCTCTTCTCCGCTGTAATAGCGGCATTGCTTGATTAAATCTTCTCTTTTCATATTACAAACCTTTTATAAAACTCTTCAATTATCATCTTCATTTCAAAGGGCAAGAATGCCTCTGCTTGCGACCACAGATATTCTGGTACGCCATAGAGGGCTTCTGCCATACCGCCAACGATAGCACCGAGCGTATCGCTATCTCCTCCCCATTGCATTGTGAGTTGCATTGCATCTTCAAAAGAAGAACTATCGTCTATTATTCTTAGAGCAACGGGAACTGTACCTTGACAGGTTTCGTCGAACCTCCCTCTTTCATAAGACTGGAATGGGTCGTAATACATCTGCTCTGTAATTATTGCTTGTGTCTTATCCTTAGATGCTTCAAGGCGCATTATGGCGTGAACAGTGGCGATAGCACCTTTGATGCCTTCGGGGTGGTTATGTGATACGTTAGCGGTAGCGATAGCCTGAGAAATAGTCTCTCCTACCGTATTGAAAGCCCATGCAACAGGACTAACTCTCATTGCCGCACCATTGCCAAAGCTGTTGTAAGGCTGAGGATTGGGATTGTTGACCCACTGGGCAAAAGACGCTCCATATCCGCCTTTCGGGAAAGAATATTTTCTACACCACTTCTGTAAATGCCTTGCGTAATCCAAATCATTTTCCAAGATAGCTTCCATTATAGCTACCGTACATATTGTATCATCTGTAAAGTCACATTCTTCTGTAAAGAAGTCGAACTCTTTTTCTCTGAGGTTGTTAAACTCAAATCTTGAACCGATAATATCACCGATAATTGCACCTCTCATTGTTGTACCCTTTCTTTATCTTTAGTTTTGAACTCCAAAATTAATAAAAATATATCAGAAGTCCAAATAATCTTTAAAAAACTTGCGAATCTCGCAATATATTCTTATTTTTGCAACTCATTGTTGTATCTCTTGCTTTGTGAAAAGCGTAAGAGGTATGTTAAACTTCGGGCGATATGCGGTTTTTGCATACCGCCCTTCTGTTTGTCTATTCTTTGCTTCCGTAGATAATAGTAACGATGTCGGTGATCTTCTCCAAACACTCGCTTATCTTCTCCAAGTTGCGCTCTATTCCGTCTAACCGGCGAGGAACGCTATCGAAAAATCTCTGTTCTGATGTTGTCATAAGGCTTACATATCACTAATGTTAATCCTTTGTACTGTAGTGTATTCCAGAATGCCCTCATAGCCGCGAGTCTTTAACTCCTTCATGAGTTCTCTGGCCGTGAATTGCGCCAGTGGGTTGCTTTTAGCCGACTTTTTAGAAGAGTGCAACCGCCGACGGGTACACTCCTTGCATTCTTTCATATGTCCGTCAGCAGACCTTGGGTGTTTGTTGAAAGCCGACAACGGCAACTCACGTCCGCATCCGGGGCATACCTTTTTCTGTTCTTCACTTGTTCCGCTTGCCGAAACTACTTCGTTCTCCATTGGCATTCTCTTGATACTGCCGTTTTTAAAAATAAATCCGTTGTTCATTGTTGTAATATTTATGTTAAACCATATTTAATCGAGTTCTCTTGGCAAGTTACATGGCGGGCTTATAACTTGCCCACCATGTAGTCAATCTCGCTCTCAGACAAAGGCATTCCAGCCTCCCTCTTAACGAGTATGATAAACTTGATACCGCACTCCTCTTCGATGATGTCGTATAGGGTTTCGTCCTCAACACCCGAAAGGATTATCTTCTTTGCAAAATCGGTAAGATGCTCACCATTTCTTTTGTTGGCTTCGTTAAGCATTTCTTCACGGATGCGGTCTTTCTCTGCTAACTGGCCTTTGAGGCGGTTAATCTCTTCGTTGTAGGACTTTCCGTTTGCTTGCATCTGATTGATGTCGGAAAGGTGCATCCTGTACTCATTGCAAAAAGCCTCCGCAAGTTCCTTGAATAGTGGGTTTTTCTTCTCCGACACCCATCGCTTGCAAAACTCGTCCTTATCCATCTTTACAGCGTTGTAAAGGCACTCCACGTCGGCATATTCCTCGCCTGTGAGGGTGATATGCGTTCTTTCAAAAAACTCTGATTGTAACATATTCTTTTCTCCTTTATTTTTCGATATAAGCGTTAAAACCAAGACCTGCGAGTATGCCGACGATGATGCCTGTATCTTCTGGGCACTTGGTACCAATATGGTATTCAACTTCTGTGTTCTTAGTGATACCGGCATACTCCTTGTAATCGTAGATAGTAAATACTACTGAGCCGTATTTCTTATACCATTCATAAGTCGTCTTGTCGCCATCTCCTGACATTGGAGAACCGAGCACCATTGAAAGTGCGTTTGCGGTAGTTTTAACATAACCTCTGTAACTAGAAGTACCTATAACTTCCTTAAAACTTGCATCGTTAAAATTAATCTTTTTCTTCATTGTTGTATCTCCTATCTTTAGTGAATTAATTATTTCTACACTCCAAAATTAATAATAAAGTATCATAAATAATAATATTGGTGTAATAAATTAATAATAATTTGGATAAAACTAATAAAATTAAGATTCATTAAGTAAAAAATCTATTATTTTTATATTTTGGCTTTTACTAATGAATACCTTTGCTTTAATCAGAAAATTTAATCATCTATGGGCGAAAACAAAGAACTATCAAGGTCGGCTTCCGTTGTCGCAAGGACTATGTATGAAGCAATGAAGCTGATAAAGCAAAACGAGGGTACAATGTCTTTTGCGGCAATCAAGGAGAAGATACCAACTATCTTAACATTCAATGATTGGGAGAGTGCTAACACGTCAGAAAAGACACCGCAGCCACGTTGGTTTGTAAACTCCGTTTTCTATTCTGTAGAGTATGTTAAGGCAGGTCTGATAAGAAAAGACGCAGGTGTATGGTATCTTACCGAAGAAGGAGAAAAAGCACTCGCCTTGACACCGCAGCAAGTGTTTGAAATCGCACATACGGCTTATCGTCAATATCAGAAAGAGAATGATAAGCACGAAACGATAGACGAAGATGTAGAAGAGGTTTCGGAACTGACAGACGAAATAATAGTAGCGGAAGCCGAAAGTACGGCACAAGAAGGTATCAGCAAGAGAATAAAAGCGATGAACCCTTATGAGTTCCAGGACTTATGTGCAACACTTTTGCGTGGTATGGGTTACTATACACCTTTCATTGCGCCTAAAGGCAAAGACGGAGGAATAGACATTGTAGCTTATGAGAATGCTGCTGGGGTAGGGCAGCGCATCATCGCACAAGTGAAACATATGCCAACTACCGCAATAGATGTTACCGTAGTTCGTAACCTTGCGGCATTACTAAAAAAAGACGGCGATACGGGCATTGTTTTCTCTTCAGGTACATTTACCAACGAGGCTATCCGTTTTGCCCGAGAACACAAAAGCAACATACGTCTCATAGGTTCTACGGAGTTAGTAAAGTTATGGATTGATAATTACGAACTACTTTCCGAAGAAGATAGACTGCTTCTCCCTCTAAAAGCAGTTTACTATGTGTTAAAATAATAGTGGCACACTATCCATCGCGGACTGTGTGCCACTTCCCATCATAGGGATACAACATACCATTAAAAACCAAGTTTCTTGTCTATCCACCTATAAGCGTCGCGTAGTTTGTTTTGTAAATCTTCGCGTTCGCCTGGTGTCATCTTTGCGCCTTCAATCGCTGCTGCGCTGTCGCATTCCATGGCGAGGCTCGCTAACTGGTTGCGAACTTTTAGAATCCATTTTTCTTTCTTCATAATCTCATTATTGTTTTAAATGTTAAACTTATATTCTTCGTAATCTCTCATTGCTTGTGTAAAATCTTCGTTGTCACGGATAACCTCTATAAAAGCCTCTTTGGTGGGGTATGTCTGCGTTCCGTTAACCTCTATCCAACCACTTTCTTCTTTTATCCAGGTTTTAGTAGAGTAGAAATCACTTTCCATACTACCATTCATAACGGTAGTATGTTGAAGAACTATCTTTATAGAGCCGTCATTGCTTACAACCTCAAAACCATTAGGGTGTTCCGTAAACTTAGGAACTCTATGTTCTTCTATGTTAATCATTTGCTGACCTTGCATTGCTTATTATATTTTCTAGTTGTTTATACTCTTCTATCTCCTTATCATAACTCCCTCCTGCGCAACCATGAGCAAGTGCTTGATGCCGTTCATACTGGAGGTCACTTATCATATACCGCACGGCTTTTTCAAATAACGTTAACTGGTATTTGCTAAACTCTATCTTTTTCATTTCTTAGTAAAAGTATGGGTTTAAGAATCTAAGCCTTTCGGCATACTCTTCGTTAGTTTCGTCAGGCAGCTGCGTGGGCTGCTCGTCAACTCTTTCTTCTTTATTCATCTTCTTCTATTTTTATGTTACCTACTTTATCCATAAAGCATTCTATATGAGAGATAGTACTACTGATGCTATTCATTGCTTTCTTTATAATCTTTTCAACGCTCGTAGTCAACTCACCATTATTCTCTTTTAATGTTTCTTCATAACGAGAAAGACGCTCGTCAACTGTAAGTAATTTCATAGACGCTTTCTCTAACTGCCTCATTGCGCCCGCCATCCATTTCTTGTCGTCATCTGTTTCTATAGTGTGAACTTTGCAAGATTGTAAGAAAACGGAATCTGCTTTCTCTGGGTCTACTACCGCACTCGCAAGTAGCTTTATCTTATTATTCGCCTCTTCTAACTTTTCTTCAAGGTCTGCTGTTACCGCTTCGACAACAGCGTTACGGCTATTCTTGGTTTCGTCTATCTGAGCATATAGTAGTTTTACTTCGTTTTGTAACGCTTCCTTTTCTTCTTTCAACCTCTTTACAGAAGAAGTAAGTGTTCTAAACATTGTTTTCAAACGCTCGTCAGACATTGCCTCTACTTGCTTCTCGTCTAACTTATGAATAAGTTCGATAATCCTATCTCTGTCCTCTTTCAGTTTCTCATTCTTCTTCTTAATAGAAGGCTCCAACTCTTGAAACCTGTTAAACATTCTCTTATAGTCCTTGACTATGAAATGTATAGTAGACCACAAGCAACCGCTTTCATCGTTTTCTCTATTGCTTTTCTTGCAATTCTCATACAGTGCGCAACCTTCGCACGACTGTATTTTCTTCCCGTTAATTTCTATACTCATAATTAATCGTCGTCTTTTTCTAATTCAATATCTGGGTTTTCTGATTTCCAAACGCGAACACCTTTGCGAAGTCGGCGGCGGTTATATTTCAGCAGGTCGTCGAGTTCATCTTCGCCCGATAGCCAATACTCTCCGTATACCGATTCTACGGTTATGTTCTCCCACCAACCATCGTCTGTGTATGAAACACCATTAGGCAGTTCTTTTACCTCTATTGGGTTCATCGGTGAGGTGCCGATAATAGTACTATCTATATCGGGCACTTCGTTGTCGCCAGTCATCTTAACGTAGTCGGCAAGTTCCTTGTTGTACTTTTCAATCTTGCGACGGATGCGGGCGAAGTCCTTTTTAAAGAGTTCTTTCTTATTCATTGCTTACTTCTTTAACTTAATCTCATAATAACGACAAACTGCTTTCTTAGCAGGATTCCAAGTGTCAACGCATACACCATTGACAACGGCGGTGCAATGCCCTGATACAGAAACAAAGTAGTTCCCTTTAGGGTGCGTCTTACAGAACTCCTCAACAGTTATTCGCTTCTTTCCTGCTTCGGGCTTTATTCCGTGATAGATTGCACCCATACTCTTTAGAACGGCATCCCATACTTTGTCGTCTTCAGCAACGTTGTAGGTGCGCCTTGCCTCTGCTGATAGAATATCAAAAGCTTCTATCCAAGTTATGTCTAATGCTACCGCAAAAGCACGAATAACGCAATCGCCTCTGTCCCATGCTTTCTTCTCATTGCCCAATGGATTGGGATTGTAGTAAATGTAGAAAGGTGTAGTCTTTCTGTACTCTGTAACTCTACTCATTGTTGTATCTCCTATGTTAAGTTAAACTTCACTCCAAATTTATAAATTAGTATTCGTATCTCCAACATAATAGGTAAAACTTTAAGACATTTTAAGATGACTTTAAAACTTTTAAGTGGCTGATTACCAGCTTCTTAAAGTGTCGCCATTAACAATCAGTGTATCTTCTTTTTCAAACATTTGGGTGAGTTTGCTTAATTCATAAGAGAGAGAATCAGCGCGATATTGTGCTTCAACTCTTAGCTTCCGTTCTTTAATAAAAGACGTTGCATAGCTAAAGCTTACTCCAAAGAGGATTACCGATATAATACAACCAGCGATAGTTTCTCTCCGAAAGAATGCGTTTATAACGCGATATAAATAGCATAAAAGGCTTATTAAACCTAAGAGTAGGCATTTTACTACTAACCCATAGAAACCTTCTGAGAATTGCTTTAAACGGTATTGTGAAGCCTTATACCATGTTCTAAATTCTATGTAAATCATATACCAAATCTATCTTTAATAAAACGTTCTATTGCTAACTGAAATTCTTGTAAGCTATGGCATACGGAATACTGATGACCTAACCGCTCTACGTTCTTCTGGAACACCTTTTGGCTCTCCTGTTGCTTATTGTTCTTTGTTTTCATCTCCACGAACAAAACAGCACCCTCTATAACAACAACGAGATCCGCTACACCAGCAAGGGCACCTTCACGCTTTAATTGAACAGCCTCTCTACTATTTCTTGTGCCGCCGTTAGGAACAGAAAAGATAATATAGTTAGGATAGGCATAGCGAAAGTATTTCACGCAGGCTTCTTGTATATCGCCTTCAAGGTGTCTGTGCCGTTGTGGCTTCTTTTCTTTCGCCAGCATTGCTTTTAACTCGTCATACTTCATTCTTCTCTAATTACTTTGGCGTTTGAAAATTCGGGATATTCTCTCTTTGCAACTTCAAGACAAGCATCAATATACTCACCTCTTGCAAACTTGTCAGCAATATTATTAAAAGCATTAGAAATGGTTTCTTTATTCAAATCTATTGCAATCTTTTTACTATCGTAGATAAGGTCGCACATTGTATCCCATTCTTTGAAGATATTTTCTATGTTAAACTCAACAAAGATTTTCCTTAGTTCAAGCCCTTTCATCTCCTTGCTATTCGCCGAAAGGAACTTGTTGGTGCAATCATTCATTATCTCCTCAAAGTGGTAGATAGAAGATTCTAATAGTATCCTCGTAACTTCAATATGACTAAACAACTCCGCATCTTCGACACCTCCTTCTTTAAGAACTTTCTGAATAGCATTTCTTAACGTTTTTACGTCATCTTCGCAGATGTCTATCACCGAATCCTAATAGGTTTCGGAGAAGTCTTTACGGTAAACGGCGTTTCTAAGTTCATCAATCTTTCTATTCCGTAGCCGCAAAGCTTCGTTTGCCCGAAGTTTTACCTTTTGCTTGTAATACTTGCTTTGCCGAAGATAGTTGTGTGAGGTGAGCAACTCATTCAGTGCAGCATAGATAAGTAGAGATAGCCCGAAATCTACTAGTTTTGAAGTATATTCCAAAGCCTCTTTCTGTGTAAGATTGCAATATGTAACCTTTTTCATATCCCTATCTCCATTCCTTGTTACCAAGTTCTATGGTTTCGTAATATACCTCATACCTGTCGTTCCCCCATCTTCCTTTATTGGTACTCATCGCGTTATATAGGGATTGCAAGGATATTCCAAGCGCTTCTTCTCCATTACGTCGGATTAGTTCGGTGATGGAAGAGTAAGAGTATATCTCCTTTGTTTCTTTATCTTTAAGTCTAACAAGTCTTTTCATCTTTCGTTGTATTTAATTTCGTCTTTAATATACTTTATGACGCTATCCAACAAGAAGACAGCAACTTCTTTCTTTACTATTCTAATATCGCCAGCAAGAGTATTAAATGTAACCCCTGTTAGTAGCGAGTCGTCTTTCCGTAAGGTCTTCATCTGCTCTTGGAAAGATTTTAGTTGGCATAACCTTTCTTCTTGCATAATTCTCTAAGTTTTCGTTTTCTTTCGGCTTCTCTTACAGAAACGATACACCGCTCTCTATGGTTTGCGTAATAGATGCGTTGATATTCTTTGCGCTCTTCACAGGAAGCGATGTAACGCTCATGGTCTTTTTGCTTACGCCTCAGTCTGCTCTCCTCCGTCATCGGGCTTTACTTTATATTCAAAGACATCTACGACGGGTGTTTCCTGTATAGACATCACAACGTAGTCAAGCATAGTACCGCTCATAACGAAATCAATGTTTGACAATGCACTGCCGATAGAGCCCGCCTGTACGAGGTAGTAGTTGTGTGAACGTTTCTCTTTGCCGCTTTTCTCGTCGAAAGAAATGAAATCAATCTTTGCTTTATACCATTTGTCGGCATTATCGTCGCCGGAGAAGAATATCTCACGAAAAGGCGCAAAGGCACAAGTCTTAACTTCATACTCGCCGCTAATATATGCGGACATCTCTTCTGTGATGCGCTCTTCTGCTTCCGTAAAAGAGAGGGCATCAATTACATACTGTTCTGTGACTTTCTTCTGTGTTCCGTCCTCTAGGGTCTTTTCGTAACGAATACCGCAGACGAACCATGTTGCTGTTTTACTTCTCATAGCTTTCTTTTATTTTGATTTAGTGATTTTATAGAACAAGTTGTTAGATGTCTTGCTCATGTTCTTAGAGATATGCAAAGTTGTTTGCTCTTCTTTGATATTAAAGAACTCGCAGATATTTGAAACAAGCTGTTTGCTACTAAAAACAACATTGCAACTGTTTATGCGCCACTTTATAGCATCTTTTTCGTTGTCGTCGAAGAGCATGTAGATGGTGTTCTCCTTTGAATATATATGGATGTATTCGTGACGTGCATCTTTAATCTCTTCTGAAAGCTTCTTGTTAAAGCAGAAGCGGTTCCCCGACTTAGTATTGATAGTAACCTCGTCCTCTTTGAGCCTCTCAGAGCTTTTCTTTGTTATGGAGAAAAGTTTAAAACCGCTTAGAGCCATCTGCTCTTCTGTTACACTATGTTGTAGAGGAACATCGGGCTGTTTTACGGGCTCTTCGGTTTTTCTATTGCTACTCCATGCGTCAAGTTTCACGGGTTCGCTTTGCTTCTTCGTTTCTTTTGACTGAGTTTGCAAGGCTCTCTCTATTCCTGTTACTTCTGTGCTGTAAGTATGCAGATAGGTATTCACTTTATTAAGTGGTCTCGCTGCTTCTCTTGAAACACTTTCCTTGTTATGGTAGCAGTATGCGTAGAACTGGCTGGCGGTAGCACTTTCAAGTGTCTTCTCCCACTTGACGGCTTTTTCAAACCAGTAATTTACACCGAAGTTACTATTACCCTCCGGGAATACAAAAGCACCAAGAATAGCATCTTTCGCATCAACTTCTCTTAAAAACATCTCTACATCGTCAGGAGCATCTTTGGGGTGTGATTGATTATACATCCCGGCATACAAGGTGTTGCACCCTTCGGTTTTAAGAAACCTCTTAAATAAGGCAATATTTTCGTCTTTCATACTATACGGGGATTAGAATGGTAAATCGTCACTGGTTGACGCTGGCGCTTGTGCCTGCTGCGGTGGTTGAGAGGCGGCCTGCTGCTGGTTCTGCGAAAGACGTAGGTCGCAGAGATAGTAATTCAAGCCTTGCTTCTGCTCAGCTTTCTTGCAAGCCACTTTCAGATACGCGACATTGCCGTATTGGTCGGCTTGCTGCTTCGCATTGATGTCAACGTTGAGGAACTTATGCTGCGTTCCGTCTTTCATGTTTACTGTTTTTACTAACTCTGGGTGTAAGCGAATAATCTGACCTAACTTTGTCAAGTCGATGCTTCCAAAATAATCTGATAATTCCATAATCTTAATTTTTTGTTATACTGTTTAACTCTAATACTCTTTTCTCACAGAACTTGCGTCCTTTGCCTATATCAGTAAAAGTGCGCGATACTTTATCAAATACCACCCACTTATTGTGATACTTTGCTGTTTCAAATGATTTTTCCATTTTTATTCGCGTTTTAACGGCGTTTCTCCGAGGCGAGCCTATAAGTACCCGCCCCGGAGGATGTTCGCCTGTTAGATTTAGAATATTTCCTGTGCTCGCATAAACTCTATCATTGAGAGGTTCTGAGGCATAATCATATTCGTTTCAGCACTCTGTGGCTTGTAGAGGTCTGTAGCCGCATTGTAGAACGACCATGCGGTGATGCGACCTTCTTCCTTCTGCTTGACAAGCAGGTTCTCGGTAAACTGAGAGAGTTGCGCCTGATTCAGAGGATAGACCTCGCCGTTATAGCGGATAGACTTTACAGAGGTGTCGTGGGCGACACGGATAGACATCAGCATACCGAGGATAGTATAGATCTGCTCGGCGGTAAGAATGCTGCTTTTCATTCTCTCGATAGTGGCATCGTCCTCAATGGTGATATTCTGAGCGTTGGTAAGCCATGAGCCTACGGTCTGGAGCATACCTTGTAAGGTTGCTTTCGCTGTGTCCTTGCGACACTGATAATCCGAGATAAAACGTCCGCTACCCAGCATACACTGGTTGTGACACACCATTACGTTGCGTCCGAACCCTAACTGAATACCTTTCTGAGTATAGGCAACAGCAAGATTGGTTGTCACCTCGTCTGTATCGAAGTCCTTCAATCGGATGTTGGCATAGATTCGACGAAGGGTGTGAGCCTCTACGGCACGCTCACCGTATTTTGCTTCAATCTCAGGGTTAAGGGAAACACCGGGAGTTTGCTTGTCTCGGTTGTTAGTGGCAAAGAGGTCGTAAACCTCTGCGTTGTAGCCGTGTTCAGCGCACATATCCAATATCTGCTGAACAAGGGCGAAATGATAGATACCGTGAGGACAGGTGCGGTCATCGCCGCGATTCTCCTTTACGGTGCGCTTTAACTGGTCCAAGGATAATTCCTGGACTTTGGCTTTCTCGAAATCGAAGAACTGATTCTCGTTCCGAACTTCCTCTACTACTGCTACGGGAGCAATCTCTGACTGTGGCATTGAGCCGAAAGAATTAATCTTCATTGTTGTATCTCCTATAAATTAGTGAAAAATAAATGTTACTACTGATACCATTCCAAGAAGGAAGGATGTTAATACTGCTCCGATAAGAGCGTCTTTCCATTGGTCGGAATTCCAAGTCATTGGATTCATTGGGTCTTTTTTCATTGTTGTATCTCCTTATATTAATAATGTATTGTTAAACTATTCTCTATTAATTATTAACTTTTACACTCCAAAATTAATAATAATGTTTCAGATAATATTAAGATTGAGAGAAAAAACTTAATAAATTAATATTATTTTAGTAAAACACGGAGATATTTAAGATATTTTTAGAGAATTTCCTTGCTAAAATGAGAATTTACTATTAATTTTGCACCTTGAAAGCGATAACTGGAACTTATTGCTGAGAATAAGAAGTAAATCGCCGAAAGGCTATACGATAAAACCTCGAAAGTAGTTCCAGTGCTTTCGGGGTTTCATTTTATGATTCCTAAGTCTGATGTAAGAAGGCATTTTTGAGAGTTTTGACCCCGCATCATTGGACTATAAACTACCGCAAGGGGCAGCACACGGCGGAGAGGTTGGAACTTGGACGGATTACCCTCGTGCCTGGCGACAAAGCCGCTAAAACCGTTAGCCGAAGAGTAGCAATGTTGCTTTAGGCCGTGTGTGATGCTATGGGGCTCAACAGTCAGTAAGCACGCAATGAGAGTTCGGAGGGGATGAAACCCCTGTAAAACTCTCGTATGCTCGCAGAAGGCTTCCAGTAGTAAAATATTATAACATATATAATAATGAATAATTGGGCAAAGACTACAAGAAAAAAGCTCTTAGAAAGCAGAACAAGAGAAGAAGAGTGGATATTTTCACATCTTCCTCCTAAGTTAAAGAAGAAAGCAATTTGCCAATACTATGTAAAAAGCGGAACGCACCAGTATTTTATTGATATATACATAAAAGATTATAAAGTTGCAATAGAGATAGACGGAAGTTCTCATTCTCAGAGACAAGAAAAGGACAAAGAAAGGGATTTTATTCTAAAGAAGAAGGGTATTAAAACACTTCGAATCTCAAATAGTGAATGTTACGATAGAATAATTGTTCAATCCCTATATGAGGCTATTAAAGATAGCAAGAATAAAAAGAAAGAAAAAGTAGTTCTAAGTGAAAACCGAAAAGAGAGGCTAAAGAGACAAAGAGAACAACTTAAGATGATATACGAGAAGATAAACGCAAATAAGTTTAACATAAAACAATAAGAACAATGACAAATAACCAAAAAGCAAAATTAGATGTTCTTGTTAACTTCCTTACAGAGAAAAAGATTCATTTCTTTACTACTTTCAAAGGCAAGACACCTGTTAAAGCGGACATCTATGTTCCTAAGTTCCGCATAATGGTGAAAGTATCAGAAGGAAAAGAGAAAGACGACATTTTTTACAATAATGTTAAGTATCATTTTCATCCCCTTTTTATCAGAGAGATAGAAACCAAAGAGTTTGTATTAGAAAAGATGCAGAACCTTATCATAGATTTAATGAAAAAGCAGCATATCAAATATAATAAATAGTATAGTTATGGAAGAAAAGAAGAAGAGATTTCGGCCATCTCTAACAGCGTATCGTGCTTTGGAGTCGGAGTTGCGTAATGTTCAGTCCAAGTTGGAGACTGCTGAGTCTACGAACAAGTTCCTTGAAAGCTGCGTGAAGAGTTTAGAAGAAGAGAAAGAAGTAAAATCCAAGATTATCGAGGAGTTGCGTTTTAACATCACTATGTTAAGAGAACGAGGATTCTGGGCGAGAGTTTTTAATAAGTAGTAACTATGGAAGATGATTACGAAGAATACGAAGTGTGCTGCGAGTTCAGAAAAACTCCTTACGCGAAGTACAAAGCCCACAAACACCCAACGGAAGAAAAGTTGTTGCAAGCGCATATCTGAGCAATGGCTACGTCTAAGGCGTGCAGACCTAATGGCAAAGTCATCCGAAGCAGAAAGAATAACATTTCGTACAATTAACGCTCTCGGTTACAAGGTTATTAGGCAGTATCCTATAAACACAGGTAGGCGCATCTATTTTGCAGACCTTTATCTTCCAGAAATCAAAACTATAGTAGAATTAGATGGAGGGTATCATTTTACTACTAAGCAACGACGATTAGACACTAACCGAAGTAGCGGGATATGGCGTTTAGGTTATCACGTTGTGCGCCTTTCAAACCACGACGCTCGCAATCCAGAGAAGATAAAAGCAAAGATTAAGTTAATCCTTAATAAATCGGTTAGAGGGCGACAAACAAAGTTGCCACCCTCAACCAACACGGCAAAGTGATGGTTATAGTTTGCCGAACAACTTTCGCCCGAAGAATATAAGGCCGTCAGTGAGGAAGTTTGCTGCTACGTCGCTACCGAAATCGGTTACCCAGTTCTGTTTCTTCTCTATGCTTTCAAGTTGTGCTCTCTGACGGGAGAGCGCTTCCATAATCTCCTGATGGCTCTTATCTTGTAAAGTGAGTTGTACAAAGGTACGTTTTTCCTCGTCGGACATCTTATTGTAGATGTCTTCAAGTAGTTTCCTTCGCATCAACTCACTATAATTCATTGCTTAGAGAGAAAAATAATGTCGGATATTGAAAACGTTATCCTTGTCGGTAAGTTTGTCAACGGCAAGACCATAGACAACCTTGAAGATGTCTGCGCTTTGCACAAACTTTGAAAGCGTTTCAGAAGAATCTGACATAATCATCTCCATAGTTACCCAAAGAGCGCAACGGTTATAACAAGGTTCTTTCTCTAATTCAAAGCCTTCTTTCTCCATTGCTTGTTTCCACTGTTCCTTGCTCCACGGAGCCTGGGGATTCATCTTTGCAACAATTTTTTCTGCTTCCTTCGGAGAGAGGTAGTTCTTCCAACGGATAGATTCTAACTTGTCAAGCCATTCCTGTGCGAGTTCGGGCTTGTTCTGTATGAACCATTCCATCATCTCCCTATGCACCATACCAAAGGTGTGCATATACTCTACTTTCTCTGAGCGTGCCATCATATCATAGAGGGCACTAAACTCTTTCTTCATCTCTTCTTGTGTCATTTTTTCTTAATTTTAAAATTTTTATTTTATCTGCGGACTAAATCCAGAGGATAAGTAACTGTCTGATTTTTAGACGGTTTTTATCTTCTTTCAATATCCTTTTCTCTTAAATCAGCACTTTTTTCTGCCTACTTTTAAAAGAAAGAGAACCTATTTCTTTCCATGCTTGCGGACTTGTGTCTTTTCACAATTCGGGCACGGAGCCTGCGGGATTACCATTGTCGGCATCTGCGGCAGGCGTGTTGTCTGAGGTTTCGTAAATCTTCCCATATAGTCTAATATATAAAGTATCTACATATCCTTCTAATAATTCCAGCCATATAGCTATATAACTTGCGAGGAAAGATATTGCGAGAACCTTTATCACTCCGTAAAACGATGATACTTCCCATAGACTGAATATAAAGGTTATCCAGAAACTTGCGCATTTAGGGCAGTTGAGGATAGGGATTTTTCCACCGTATATCTCTTCTATCTTGCTTATCAGTCCGAGATGGTTCATCGTTACGCAGATAAAGACGATACCCGCAATATCAATCCATTCCATACTATGCACCAGTCGTTACGTTGAGCGTTGTGGTGATAGCCACGCAGTTAGTCACATTGCAACAGGGCTGAACGTTTGTTGGTGCAGCTTTCGATGCTCCTACGGCAAGTGTCGGTGTCGCTGCTGACGAGCAAGGAACACAGATAGAACAGTAAATACTCTCCGTCACAGGGCATACTCCACACTGGCACCCACATTTGAACGGCATATAGTTTACCGTACCGTTGATAAGCACCTCTTGACAGAACGTTCCATTGCCTACATCGACAGGCAGACCGATAGCTGTTGCTTTCAGATCAGCCGTTACCGGATAGGACTCATTAATACATAATTTTTTGTTACCACAAGTAAAGTGGTCGAGAGCCAACAGATAGTTGGCATTGGCGGCGGTACCGCCAGGCACCGTAGTCAAACTAACCACGAATGTCTTTCCATTGTTACAAGCCATAATAGTTAAATGTTAAGTGAATTATTTTGGGGCTCTATTACTGCGCCGTCCCCTTTCTGCGCTATACTAGGGTCAAAGATGTTAGCCTCGTTATTCTGTATAGTCTCTATCTTCTCTTTGATAACACTAATCTCTCCTTGCATACTCAGCACCGCCTTGGCAACCATATCAAGGACTTTCATATTGGAGTAAGCGTGCTGTGAGGAGCAATACGCTCTCTGTGCAGGCAAACATTGTAGACAGTTGCCCGAACACTTAAACTGATTCTGATTTGTCTGTTCCATATCACTTGAAATAATTGATTATATGATTCTTTACTATTGGGTTCTTATCCCAGTTGGATAAGGCTTGTGCTACTTTCTTTGCCGTGACAGCCCTACATTGTGAAGCGTGTAAGCCAATGAAAGCAATAATAGCCATACGAGCCTCTTCAACCTCTTCCTCGCTCTCCGCATAGATATTGAAACTTATCGGGAAACCTCTTAATCTCTTTTCTTCCATATTCTTGCCGTGTTAGTAATTACTCGTTGATTGGTGGTAGTGGTGCTGACGGTGTTTCGGGAGTTATCGGTGGCAGTTGCCTGCTCTGGATTATTCCACGAATAAAGTCATACCCTTGTGCCAGAGTGTCTTGATTTTCTCTAAGCCATCCCATAAGACCATTTACAGTTTCTTTGGTGTTATCCATCCATGTTGGCTGTACAGGGTCGTAGTCGGGAAGTTCGGGCATATCCTTAGCAAAGTAGTCATAGAGTTTCATAGCCTCGTCAATATCTCCCTTGCAACAGAACAAACATTGCAATTTCAGCGTTGCCTTACTCGTTGGTCTTATTCCTTGCATCATCTCCAATCGTTTCTTTTTGTTTGTAAACCATAACATTTGCCGTGTTCTAAGTTGTTGAAAATGAGGGTGTACCTAAAAGTACCTGAAAATACCTAAGTACACCCATTGCCATTTTTAGCCGTTACAACCGCATCCACTTGCGGGGCAAGCACAAGGCTGGGGAGCCGAGTACAAACTTACAGGAGTGGGGTTCAGAGAGGCACGACCTGTCACGAAGTCGGAATAGGTCTGTTGCATTACAGAGTTCACGGCAGACAACTCTGCGGCCTGCTGTGCGGTGAGGTTTGAAGCCTGCTGACCGCTAACAGTGTCGGTGATAGTCTGGCTGATGGTGTAGTCGCCTTGCAAACGTTCACTACGCTCCGATGCAAGCAGACTTGTCAACTGGTCAAGCTGACGCTGACTTGCAGCAATCTGTACATTGGCAAGTTCCTTTGCAGAGTTAGCAACCTCTTTTGCCTGGTTAGCCTTTGCATTACCATACATCGGACCGAAAATCCAAGCACCAACGGCTGCGGCTGTACCTACCGTACCGAGAACTAAACCCGCAACTCCGATACCACTTGTGTGATTCTTCTGTTGCATGAAACCAACCTTGTACTGCTCGTAAGGAGAAAGCCCTTCCTTATCCATACCTCGCAGCATCATCAAATCATTCATTTCTAATGCCATAGTTGTAGAAATTAAATTGTTAATACTAATGTTACCTGTGTCAATACCTTGACAGAGGCAAAATTAGACAGAATAACGGCAAGAAACAACAAAAGTATAATATTCCAAAGGTCAGTATCTGACCTCACCTGAGAGCCTGCGAAAAGCCCTTTTTAGAGTGCTTTCAGATACTCTATACTTCTTAGAAAGTTCCATAAGTATGACATCGACTTTCTGATTCTCGTTCCTTAAGAAAGTGTACTCTTCAAACGCTCTTATGTACTTATAGTCATCTTCTCTGAGGCCACATTTTGACATCAGTTTTAACATTTCAGCGTTTAATTTCAAAAATAAAACCTTTTTCATTTGCACAAATCACTTAAAGTTAGTAAATTTGCACTCGCTTCACTAACAAATAGAATTATCTGCCTTCCGGCGAGTGGCAAGGACATACACGGTCCCTCGGCACCTCCTCGGAGGGCAATTCTATTGAAAGTTAGTGAAGCATCTTTCTGTAGTGCCGGGGGACTTTACATATAACTTCTCCAAAGCACTACGTCACAAAAGTACACCATATTACTATAATAAAGTCAAATTAGACTTTATCAAAGTAAACAAGTAAACCGCCTAAGACTTATTTTAACGCAATCTAACAGCGTTTTGCTACTTGTTTATATACTTATACTCGAACATTTCCAAAACGCCGTGAGAAGCCTTAAATTTGCGATAAAATCGCAAAAATATAGAAATATGGCAGCAAACGACGAAATACTTGGTATAAGCGGACACCTTGATATATCAGACATAGACCGCTCTATAAACGAGATGATAAACAATCTCGATAAGATTGGCATAAAGACCGATGCACTTAGCAAGCGTGTAAGCGATGCAATGCGTGAGATAGCACAGTCTACTGACGACAGCGCAACGAAACAAAAGCGGGCTATGGAGGTGTTTGCTCAGGCTACCGAAGAAGCAAAAGCGGCACTTGCAAACTATCCAGAGCAAATACGTCTTGCCAAAGAAGCGATGCAACAGACTGAATCAGCGACAGCAAACCTTGAAAAAGAACTCGCAAAGCTGAATACTCAGTTAAGTGGCTCAGTCATAGGCTCAGAGAAGTATAATCAGTTAAAAACCTCTATTGCAGGTGTAGAGCAGCAGATACATAACAATACCAATGCTTATCAGGCTCAGTATGCTGTTGTTCAGCAAATGGAGGCAGGTTATAACGGACTCGTTTCTATGCTCGGTGTGGCAAACGTAAGCACGGCAGCTAATGCTGTCGCTCATGGTGCGGTAACTGCTGCTACTGTCGTAGAAGCAGGTGCGCACGCTGCTAATGCTTCCGAAATGACAAAAGAAACGGAAGCCACCAAAGAAAACGTTGAAAGCAAAAAACAGTTAACGGCAGCCCAAAAAGAGGCTATTGACGCACTACAACCATTCCATAAGGAGATAGAGAGTATAAACCAAGAACTCTCAAAAGACGGAGATATTCAGAAGGCTATCCAGAAATACGATGAGTTGATTGCTAAGATACAGGAGTTGTACAATGCCGAAAACGCAAAGACAACTAACTTCGTAGGTGAGAAAGGAGAGCGCCGAGAGGAGTGGAATGAATACATAACGTCAGCGGACTATGTAGAGGCACAGCAGAAAGCCGTACTATATAGCAACACTCTCAATGAATTAAGGGATGCAAAAGCAAGACTCTTGTCTACTACGGAACAAGTGTCTGCTGCTCAGAACGAGGAAAATCAGTCCTCGCAATCCGCATCGTCATCTTTCAAAGAACAATGGAATGCTGTTAACGAGTTACATAACAGATTACAGAACCTTAAGAAAGAGCATGCGTCCCTTCAAGAGGAGTATGACAAGTTAGCCGAGAAACAAGGGTTTGACCAACAATCTAAGAAAGCACAAGAACTTCTAGAAAAGATTAACAATCTCAAGAAGGAGATTGCCGACACAAAGAAAGAGATGTCGGAAGAAGGTAGGGCAGGTGGCTACCTCGCAAAATGGAAGAATAGTGTCGTAGATGCAATCACAAGAAATGGCAAGTTCCAAGATTCATTGGGTAACATGAAAACCGCTCTTAGCGGTCTGGTTGCACCTTTTACAGCAGCAACTGGAGGTGCCGTTGCATTCACCAAAGCCTTATGGGCGATGGCTGCGACACCTATCGGAGCAGTCCTTAGTGCTATTGTATTAGCATTACAAGCAATATTTGCGTGGTTTAAAAAAGATGCGGAAGGTCAGCGTGCGTTTGCTAAGATTACAGCCTATCTCGGTAGTCTGCTTTCCTCTCTTATGGATATAGCGGTAAAGATAGGCAAATATCTTTACCACGCTTTCGCCGACCCACAAGGTGCATTAAACCAATTTGGCAAAGGATTAATAGGCTTAGTCATTAATCCTCTTAAAGCCGTCGCTAAGACACTTTCAGGTGTAGGTCAGATTGCCAAAGGCGTTATAGACCTTATAGCGTCAGGAGCGAATGTCGCAGAAGCAAAGAAAGCCATAGAAGGAATAAAAAACGGATGGGAGGATTTAAAGAAAGCAGGCACCTCGGTAGTTGATACTCTCAAATCAGGTTGGGACACTCTTGCCGGAGCAGCAAAAGGAACAGTTAAACTCTTAGGCGAAGGTATTAGTCAAGGTTGGTCAGCTGACCTCGGTGCTATCGGTGCCGATATGTTTGGCAGAGCAAAGAAAGCCGCACAGTTAGCAGAACAAGAACTTAACGCACAGAAAGCACTTTCTGAAGCCAAGGTAAAAGAAAAACAACTTGAAATAGATATTGCCAGAGAGCGTGAAAAGATATACACCCTCACAGGTAAGGAGAAGGACGCTCAGATAGAACTTGTAAAGAATATGCTTAAAGAGAAGTATGATGGGCAGATTAAGGCTCAGAAAGAACTTCTCCGCATAACAAAAGAGCGTAACGCTCTTCATACAATGTCTATCGAAAGTTATGCAAAAGAAAGAGAAGCACAAGGCGCTGTTTATGCCTTAGAAGCACAGAGGGCTGCTTCAACACGAATGCTTGTTCGTATGCAACAGTCCAACCTCAAAGCAATGGCTAACGCAGGGAAGAAAGATGCCCGTCAGCAACAGCAGATAGATGAATCCGAGGCAAGGTTAGAAGAGATTATCCATAAGAATGTCGTTGCTAGAGCAAAAGCAGAGCAGGATATGGAGCAAAGAATCACTGATGCTCGTATTGCTGCAATGAAAGACGGAGCCGACAAGGTTCTTGCTGAGAAGAATCGTTCCTTTGAAAAAGAACTAGAGCAGTTAGCAGAACAGCGAAAAGCTGCTATTGAAGCAGAGCGAGCCCGTCAAAAAGCCGAGTTTGAAGCACAAGAGAAGATAATCAAAGCACGCGGAGGCAAACCTGAGCAATGGGATGAAACAAAGTTAGACCAAAGTGCTATTAATGCTATAAAAGAGCAATATAAGAAGTTAGAGGAGTTTACTATTGCCCGTCAGCAGAATAATGAATTGCAACAGCAAATTCAATCAATGCGAGAATACCTAATAGAGTATGGTACGTTCCAACAACAAAAACTTGCCATTACTGAGAAGTATGCTAAGATGATTGCAAAAGCAGAAGCCCTCGGTCTTAAAGGAGAGGTTCTTAGGTTGAAGGCAGAGGAGAATAGCAAGAAGAATGCTGTCAATATGAGTGCTCTACAACAGAGTATTGATTGGCAATCTGTTCTTGGCGGGTTTACAAACCTTTTAGGAGACCAACTCAGAACCACTTTGGAGAAACTGCGTCAATATGTAAGAGAGCCGAGTTTTGCAAAGAAGAATGAAGCCGACCAAAAAGTAGTCTATGATGCTATAACAAAATTAAAAGGGCTAACGGGTGAGGGCAGAGGTACACTGAATTTCTCTTCTATAAAGAAGCAGATGGATAGTCTTGGTGCTGCTATTAATAGGCTCCAACAAGCAAAGAATGCCGAGATAACATCTACCGAGCACCTTGAAAAAGCAAAAGAAAGATATAAGAAAGCATTAGATTCTGGTAATAAAGCCGAGATTGAAAATGCAAAGATAAGTCTTGATTTAGCGGAAAAAGTTGCCACTGCTGCGAGCGAGTCTGTTAGAGTTCAGCAAACAGCGGTTCAGAACCTTGCTAACGGCCTTAGAGAATCAGAAGAAGATACCGTTGACGGACTTAACTTAGTAGCCGACGGCCTTAGAGGATTTGCCGACAATACGCTTTCTGGTGCTTTTCAAGGCATTCAGAATATGCTTAATGGCCTCTCTAAACTGAATATCGGTGGAGAGGTAGGAAAGGCTGTTAGCAAGTTGTCCGACACTCTTAGCAATGCCGGGTTTATCGGACAACTAATCTCCGCTATCCTATCTATTCTTGATATATTAAAAGACGGAATAGGAACACTTATTTCGAATCTCATAGATACTGTTCTAAATGCCGTTGCAGGTATCTTAGACAATGTTCTATCGCTTGATTTTGTAGGACAGATAACAGGCTCGTTAACGAAAGGTATAGGAAATATCCTTAACGCTGTTACATTTGGTGGCTTTGACTCATGGTTTGGCTCGAAAGATACAAGAGCGCAAGTTGACGCAGAAATTAAGGCTTCTAACACTATCCTTGAAAGTATCGACAAGAGTGTAAAGCGTATTTCTGACGAGATGTCAGAAAGTTATGGTGCAAGCGCATTATCAAAGTATGAGGATTTGCTAGAGAAGTTCATTAATAAATCTGCACAGTATAACCGTCAGATACAAGAAGCTGGTTGGGGTTATTATGGTCGCCGACATCGCGAATGGTATTATAGAAACGAGAATGGAGGTGAAGGAGAAGGAGGATATGTATGGCGAATAAGGAACTTGCTTGGCTTATCAGAAGGCGAATATGGTACAGCATGGCAAGGGCTGTTTGAACAACTTTCTAAGATGGGTAATGAAGGTGCGAAGAAACTCGCAGAGTTGCGTCGTCTTGCCGAAGAAGGAAATGCCGAAGCCGCAGAACTATGGTTTCAGATTGCTAATACAGGATGGGACGACGAAGGACGTATCTCAAAAGCTGCTAACGCATGGGCTGACCTCGCCGATGAGATGGAGGAAGCATCGGAGAAACTTTCCGAGATAATGCTTACTACTTCATTTGATAGCCTTTTTGACGATATGATAAACCATCTCTACGACTATGCTGATGGTGTAGAAGATGTAACCGACAGCATAGCAGAGAGTTGGCAGAAGATGGTTAACAGGATGCTTATCAACAACCTTGTAGCACAGAATCTTAAAGACCAACTAAAGGTTCTCTATGATACTTGGTATAAGAGTGTATCGGCTGCTAACGCAAACAACGACAAAAAGGCTTTGCAAGAGGCGAATGATGCTTTTTACAGAGGTTACCAAAGTGTTATTGATTCGGGTATCAGCCAAATAGAACAGTTAAGAGAGTTAGGCATAGACAGGATTGAGAATGCTCGTAGCCAACAATCCGCTACGGCAAACTCTATACAGAACATTTCCTACGACCAAGCAGACAGCCTTGTTGGTATCGGACTGAATCATACCATTCTCTTAGAGCAGACTCTTTCGGAAACAATGATACACACCGAACTCCTTACAGATATAGGCGACAATATAAGAGAAACAAGAGCAAGAGTAGTAAATATCAGTGAGGGTGTTCAGTCTATGGTGGAAACGCAAGGCCTTATGAACTCACATCTTGCCGAAATTAGCGAGAATACCAGGGTATTACCCGAAATGTACGACGAGGTAGTAAGAATGAGGAAGAAAATTGACGAACAATAAAAATATCCGTATATGAAGAATAGTGCATTTATTAAACTGCCAACAGAGGACGATTCCGCTTACATCGACATCTTTGAGCAATATGGCGTATCATTTATTAAAGGCGGTTATTACAAGTTGCTTTGCAACGGAAAAGCAAAAGAGTATGTTACAAATACAAGCCGCTTAGAACATGGAACAAGATACCTTGCAAAAGCAGAGTACTCTAAACTCGCAGAGAATACAGTATCATTAGAAGTCCTTTTTGAAGCGGATACAGAGAGAGATTTTGTTGATAACTTAGAAGCATTCATTGATAAGTTATCGAATGGAATGTTTTACTTAAAGATACCTTCAAAATACCGCATCTTCAAACTTGTTTATAAAGACATCCAACCAAAGCAAGAGTATAGAAATAAAAAGGCTACCTTTACACTCAGTTTAACGGAACCGAATCCGAAAGATAGGATAACATTATAAGAAAATGGTATTATACGACGCAGACGGGAATAGATTGCATGATGTGATTCTCACGAAAGCAGCAGAGCACGAAGAGGAACTGATGAAGTCCGACTTCGTGAAACTGTCATGGGATGATGCGGTATGTGATGTTATCCCCGTAGATGCGTATATCATACCTTTCAAGGACGGGTTACATTACTCTCTCTTAGAGCCGTATAAACCAGAGCAGAAAAGCGGGGCACAATTCCATTATGAGCCGCATTTCCAGCATCCTAAGATGTATCTTGGAAAGGTAACGTTCTCCCGTCCCACAAAAGATTCAGATGCTAACGACATAAACCTTTTGGACTGGCCGTATACTGGTGATATACAAACGCTATTAGGGTATTTCTGCGACCAGATGAATGCTGTCTACCACTTAGAGGGTAAGCAGGCTTTCGGCTATCAGGTCATCGGAGAGATTGACAACGTGGTAAATACGACATTCTCCACCGTGGATATCCTTTCGGCACTATCGAACGTTGCCAACCTATTGAAATGCGAGTGGCACATAGATTGGGAACGCAAGACCCTGTATTTCGGCCATATCATGTTCAGCAAAGGCGAAGAACCTTTACTTCTTGAGGTTGATAAGAATATCGGCATCCCATCGGTACGAAACACCAAAGATGGCTACTGGAACGCTTTCGAGGCACAGGGTTCTTCACGTAACATCACACGTCGGGCAGCAAGCGGAGAGTATGTACAGGCTAACGTCCGCCTGTCGCTGAACAGAAACGACTACTCCGATGGTATTATATATTCATTAGGAGAGCGGGACAGTGAGGGTAAGATAATAACCTACGACAAAGAGCATTTCGACTTGCTCGGCATGAAGCCTTATGTCAAGAGCCTTATCTTTGAGAATGTGTATCCACACCTTGACCTCTATGCTTATAATATAAAGTATAGGGAGAGATACCGCCTTGATGACAATAACGAGAAGGTTATCGACCATTACGATGCAGACAATAACCCCGTATACAAGCGTTATGCCGTTTGGTATATGCGTCTTGCTTATCCAGAGAAGAACGCAGAGGGAGAGGTAACGGAATGGCACGACTACGACATTACGGAGGTAAGGGACATGAGTGTCATCATCAAGAAAATCCTTATCAACAGCACGGCATATCATAATATCGAAATGACCCTGGACATAGATGCCACCGCATCGTTGTTCACAAATGAGTCAAAGTCCTATGGTGGAACATATATCGTGAGCCTCACGGCAGACAACATCACGATAAAAGGTTATATCAACGGGTCTTATCTCAACCAAGGGGAGTGCCGTTTCTATGCTGAGTATACGGGCGACACACCGGAAGATGACCGTGATGAGCCAAGCCTTGCCAACCTTACCGCTTTCCAGAATGCTATCTTTGAAGGTAAGAAGATCGCCTTTGCCGCAGGTGTTGACAAGTCACGTTTCCCTGTGGAGTATTCGCAGATAATAGACGGAAAATCCCTCTATGGGCAGTTCAAGGCAAACACCACACCGAATGCCGAGACATCACCGCTCGCCGGACGTGGCGATGGGGATAATGGCAACTATGGCTTTGGACTGATAGCATTAGGTATTGAGGGCGAGAACTATATATCCGTTGCCAACACTCCACCGACGGAAGAAGGAGATACGGGTATCGTTGATGCGCTGACAGGAGCAAGCAGCACCGTAGATGAGAACTACTATGAGATAGTCTTCCAAGAGCAGAACGACTACATACTGCCTACCACCAAGTCACAGGGCATCATCCCGAAAGGACTTAACGAGCCTTCACTGTTAGGAAATATCGTCAACCTCTATAACATTGTCATGGACACCACTGCCGACAAGCCTTTTGAAACGGCTGCGCAGAAGGAGTTGGAGAGCGAGACGGAGAAATATATCGACAACCTATTCACCGACAACAACTCATATACTTTCAAGTCCGACCCCATAGCCTTTGAGGAGATGTTCAGGGAGGACGAGCAGCAAGGAGAACGTGACTCACACCTCTTTATAGGACAGCAGGTAAGGTATGCGGATAATGTGAACTACACCGCTGAGAACCCGTTGCTGACCCGTGTAATGAAGATAGTCACTAAGATGGACTATGACTTCGAGCAGGAGATAACGATAGGCAATGAGGTCATCAAAGGCTCACAGACACAACTCAAAGAGCAGGTGCAGACGCTTATCTCTGGTGGTGGCAGCGGAACAGGTGGCGGTATGTCTGAAAGCGGTGTGCTGAATATCGTAAAGGACTATGTAAACACCCGTTTCCTCTCAAAGACGGATAATGATACCGCACAAGGAGAGATAGGTTTCCTCAAAGGACTATGGATAAAGACAAAGGGGTTGTTCGGTTTCGATGCCGATGGCAACGGCTCTTTGAACTCCCTGACATTAAAGGATGAACTAAGGGCGGCAGAGGGTATCATGAATACCGTCCGTTCTTCCAACTATACGGGTGACGGCATCGCAGACACAGGATTCCGTCTTACCTCGGATGACGGCACGGGTTCAAGTGCTTTGACCGTCGATAACCTGCACGTCAGGAAGAAGGCTACCTTTGAGGAGTTGGAGGTGAAGAAGGAAACAGCCATAGCGGGTAACCAGGTATATTCTTCTGCTGCCAACATCATTGTAAAGACCGATTTCATCAATGAGAGTGGTGAGGTGGTAGGATATGTATATCGTCAGGTGCCTTGGCTGTTGAAGAAGATGCCGTTCCTTTTGAAGGGAGTGTTCTTCGGAAGAAACCGCAAGACGAAGAAGACCATAACATCAGAGGAACTGAAGGACGTAAAGGCTTTCCGTCTCTATTTCCTTGCCGAGGATGATGACAGGGAGATTGACAACATGTGGGCTATTGGTGACCTTGCACGCTGTCAGACGATAAATATGAAGAGTTCCAAGAGAAACACCTATGTTGAAGGTTCATCGAAAATAGGCAATGTATATTGGTGGAGGAAGGTGATAAGGGTGTCATCCAATACCGAAGAGCCATCAGAGAATCCCGACACGACACACTGCCAGCCTGCTTTGATAGACGGAAAGGTGTACCATTGGTTCGATGTCAGCAATGTGGATGGAGGCTATGACGAAGGTTCTGACATTCCCGCCGCAGGTGACCATGTCGTACAGTTCGGTAACGACCGCACCACAAACCGTCAGAATATCATAACATTAGATGTAAGCAATGCAGACTCTCCTGCCCTTAAATTCTATCACGACATAAACGATTTCTCCTTGGCGAACAAACGTATCATTGGGTTACTTTACAACCCTAATACGGGTGTGCCTATCATAGAGGACTATGGAGACGCTTTCATCGGTGCAAGGGATAACTCTACGTACATTAAGTATGACTCATTGAACAAGTTACTTGAGGTAAAGGCGAGGATTTCCGCACAAAGCACTATTGGTAATCAAGCCCTGGATACTTACATCAACAATCTCATCACTGCCATCACGGATGACATAGAGTTACAGTTGGACAAGAAAGCCGAAACGTGGTATCAGAACGCAGACCCGTCATCTGCTTGGAATACAGACGAGTTAAAAGCAGAGCATGTTGGAGACCTGTGGTATAAAACAGGTAACGGAACGACATGGTACTATAAGGACAAAGGACAAGGCGCAAGTCCACGTTATGATTGGGAGCAGCAGAATATTCCACAAAGTGTATTTGACACTATTGACGGAAAATCAAACATCTATGTTAATTGGGGAGCATGGGGAAATAATCTTCATGTGAGAGACCTCTTCATACCAAATGATAATACGACACAGAGCGGTGTTGTTTATAAGAAAGGCAAGGTGTATCGTTGTACCAATGTCTCTCCTGTAACTTTTGAGGAGATAGATTACACTGACGACTCTGCACTCAATGATTTTAAAGCAAACCAATATGTGCAGGCACTTACAGGTGGACAGATAAGCCAAGGTATATCAAATGCCGCCGGTGCCGCTGCAACAGCGCAGAGTGCCGCAGAAACAGCACAGTCCGCTGCAAATGAAGCTGCAACCGCTGCATCAAACGCCGCCAATGCAGCAAGTGCTGCTCAGACTTCTGCTAACACAGCTAACAACAGACTAAACAATTGGGCTTCTGACGGTAAGATTTCACCACAAGAAAAGACTTCTCTCAAGCAGCAAAAGAACGATATTGTTCAGGAGTATTCTCAGATTTGTTCAGAAGCTGACAAGTATAGTGTTTCAAAAACAGCATTTGTAACGGCATATGGAAATGCTATTACGGCTTTCGATAAGTACACTGCATCTTCTCCAGAGGACATAACAATAGAAAGCGATTATGAAAATATATCTGCTTACTACACAGCTAGAACAACGATAATGAACGCCATAGCAACAGCAGCAAAGAAAGTTGCTGATGATGCACAGGCTGCTGCAGATGACGCTTATAGCTTAGCAAAAGGGGCAAAAAATAAAGTAGATTTACTTGATACCATAAAAGACGCTTTGAATGGTGCAACGTTAATAGATGGAGGACTTCTTTTGACATCACTTATTGCCCTTCGCCATTATAAAGGAACTGGAGACAAGGAAGATGTAGAGAATTACAATACATACGGCGGGATGAATGGTATCTATCTTAATGATAGTACTATTGCTGCATGGTTTGGTGGTTCTATGGAAGATAGATACAACAGTTCTACTCAAACCTATGACACAACTAATAGCGGTAAGGCAACTTCACTTTTCCGCATGGATGGCTCTGGATATTTTGCTAGAGGAAACTTTAATTGGGATAATGCTGGTAATGTAAATGTCAAAAACGGCTATTTTGAAGGAAAGGTAACCTCAATAGCAGAAGGAAAAGGAAGGTGGGAAATAGCACCGTCCGCATATCACACAGCAACCACTTCAATAGCTATTCCTACAATTACAGGATATGATAAAGATGGACGGTCAAAAATCAAAATACTATTTGATGGAGATAGTGGAGATGGAATAGACATTTCCTATGGCGGCGGGCTGTTTTTTGTAAAGCAAGAAAGTGGAATTGATAAAGTTGATGGCGGATATTTTAGAAACTACTGGAGAACACAATCATCAGAAAACAGTTCATTTATTGATGCTTTCTACAATTCTTTCTATCCTATAATAGAGAGCCAATATCCAAAAGATAACAACACCAGATATACTTTAAAGGTTGGTTCAGATGATAGCGGAGCTTGTTTATATAGTAATAGTTGGCCTACCAGAAATGAAGCCTATCCTGAAGGACGTGTGTATGTTGATGATTGGGGCTATCTGAAGGTATTGGATACCAAGAATTATGACAGAATCAACATAAGGACAAAATCCTTTACTCTGCCAAAGGACCCGCCTGTTGGTACAATATTTATTATCAAGAATATGTCAGATAGTATGATATTAAAAGCAAGCAGTAATGCCTATGTGCTTAATGGAAGTGATGATGTCGCACTTATTGAGCCGGGGGAGGCATATACTTGGAATGATAGGACTTCTGCACTTCTCTTCTACTTAGGTGATATTCCTACTTATGGAAAGTGCTGGTCAATGATATACAGTAATTAATGCAGGAGAAAAAGACGATATGAAAAAGATATATAACAACATATTCCCAGTGAAAAGATTCACGTCAATGGTGATTTGGCCGTTCCTCTTTATCCGCAAGGACAGAGCGTGGGCTTTCAACACCATAGGAGAGCGCCATGAGGGAACGCACGGCAGACAGCAGAAGGAGATGCTTGTCGTAGGTGCTATCATTGCCGCCGTCCTCGCCGCAGCAGGATGCGGGTGGTGGTCGCTCCTTGCCATCCCTCTCTTCTTCTGGTGGTACGGCATAGAGTGGCTTGTCCGTCTGTGCATCTACCGCAATATGATGACGGCATACAAGAACATCAGTTTGGAGCGTGAGGCATACGCCAACCAGTACGACCTCATGTACTTGGACAGAAGGGATGCCTTTGCATGGATTAGATATATTAAACAGTAAGAGATATGGCAGTAACACCCGAATTTATAGAACAGGTCAGCGAAGCCCTTGAGCAGTTAGGGTACTCGGTAGAGCAGGAAGAGGATGTCATTGATGATGTCTCGCAGATAAACGATGATGTCACCCTTCCCGGCATACGTGTACAGGGAGGCTCTATGACTGGATATGTCAGCATGAAACTCCTTGTGCTGAAGCAGTACCTTGATAATACCGTCACGGCAATACAGAACGCATGGAACACATGGTTCGGCACATCAGACCAACAGGGAGTGCGCAAGACATGGAGTGACTGGTTCACGGCACGCTCTACTGAATGGGGCACATTGAAAGTAGATGCGCAGACGGCTACCACCAATGCCAACACCGCAGCAACGGCAGCGCAGGGCGCTACCGCAGGGGCAGAGAATGTCAACGCAGGATTGCAAGGGTTTACCGTAACCATCACAGACCGAAATGGTGTGTCACGGAGTGTTGATATTGGCTTTGATATATATCGCACCTATCCTTCCGTTGCTGCTATGAATGCCGATGCCGCAAACGTGCCACAGGGAAAGTTCGTCATCATTGCTACCACCGACAAGACATCGGAGGACAATGCCAAGATGTATTGCAAGAACTCACAAGGAAGCTTTACTTTCCTCTGCGACCTTGACCAGGCATCATCGGAAGCGTGGGCTGATTGGCTAACCAATATGAAGCCAGCTATTCAGCAGGCCACCACGGATGCCAATAGTGCCGCTACCAATGCAAACCAAAAGGCTACGCTCGCACAGACGGCAGCAGATAACGCCAATATAAGCCGTCAGCAGATAGAGGCTAACGAGCAGACACGCCAGAGCAACGAGCAGGCCCGTGTTGCTGCGGAGACACAGCGTCAGACCGATTGGACTAACTGGTTCAGTGACACATTGCCAACAGGCGTAAGGAAGCTATGGGGCGACTTCTGGTCTGGTGTCAATACATCATGGAACTCCTTCTTTGGAACAGATGAGAGCAGTGGTGTCCGTGGGGATTGGAACACGCTTAGGGCTGATGTCGTCAGCAAGACACAGGCCGCACAGACCGCTACGTCGAATGCCAATACAGCAGCATCGAACGCTAATAGCAAGGCAACGCTCGCCAATAATGCTGCTTCTAATGCCAATGATAAGGCAACGTTAGCGAATGATAAGGCAGGGTTAGCAAATGAAAAGGCTGCGTTAGCCAATGAGAAAGCCACCTATGCCAACACGCAAGGCGATTATGCCAAGGCGCAGGGTGACTATGCTAAGGACTGGAACGATCATCCTCCTTTTATCGGCGACGGCACGACAGGTGATGAGAACTATTGGTATATCTGGAATGCTCAGACAAAGACCTATCAGAAGTCCGTCTATGCCACGGGTGATGACCTTGATTGGGATTCTATGAGCGAAGAGGATAAGGAAGACCTCGCCCGCAGGGTAAAGGAAGAACTTGTGTTCGCAACGGTAGAGACGTGTGAGAGTATCATTGATGAGTTAAACTAATAAATAATTACGACTATGGCAGAGAAAATAAACAAGCTTATCTTTGAATATGATGGTAAAGAGTATGAGTTAGACGGAGGAGGCGGTGGCTCCCAGCCGGGACCTGACTCCGTAGGCAGCCAGGAGATAAAGGACGAATCCGTGGAGATGGTCGACCTGGGCAAGTCGGTGAAGGACTCGATGATCACCGACAAGGACCGCGTGACACAGGAACAGATGGACAACTTTAACGTATAAGACTTATGACTACAAGAACAGCAACAAAGCCTACTCCAAAGGCTCCCGCACCAAGAGGCAGGAAGAGAACTCACACTAAGCCGGCAGTACCTAAAGAGATACAGCAGGCTGAGAAGGTGGCTATGGTGATGTACTCATCACTGAAAGCACCCGATGCACCAAGGGCATCCTCACAGGGGTATATCATAGGTGCTACCATGACTCTGAAGATGCTTTTCGACCAAGCCGTCAAGCAAGGCGACGACCATGACGAGCTGAAAGGTCAGATTATGGCATGCATACAGATGATGTAATTATAGTAATCGGAGGTGAAAGTCCTCTATATGTTTAATTTAATTCTTTTATTATCATGACTAAAGAGAATTACATGGCGTTAGCCGACGTCCAGGAACTCTGGACCAGCAAACTCAAGCCTTACATCGTAGCCGGTTTCATTGCGATGTTGGCAGGTACTGACACCAATGCCAAGAACCTCGTTCTGGCTGATGGTACTAACATCGCCCAGAGCACGTTCATCGCTGCTACTGAGAAGGGCGCCAACAGTGGTGTTGCCACCTTGGATGCTACCGGTAAGGTTCCATCAAGCCAGCTGCCTTCATTCGTTGACGACGTTATCGAGGCAGCCAACTTCGCAGCACTGCCCGCAGAGGGTGAGGGTGGCAAGATCTATGTCACGCTCGATGACAACAAGACTTATCGTTGGGGTGGCACTGCCTATGCGGAGATTTCCGCAAGCATCGCTCTCGGTGAGACCGCAGGCACTGCCTACGAAGGTTCCAAGGGTGCTGCCAACGCAGCTGCCATTGCCTCTCACACTGGCAACAGCGACATCCACGTGACCACCAGCGACAAGGCTGCCTGGGGTGCTAAGTACGACAAGCCAAGCGGCGGTATTCCTTCTACCGACATGACGGCAGAAGTGCAGGCTTCCCTCGCACTGGCTGATACTGCTATTCAGCAGCACCAGGACATCAGCGGAAAGGCCGACAAGGTGGCTTCTGCTACTAACGGCAACTTCGCCGGACTGGATGCCAACGGCAACCTGACAGACTCAGGCGCGAAGGCTTCTGACTTCGCTACCGCTGCACAGGGTGGTAAGGCCGACACCGCCATCCAGAGCGTGAAGGTGAACGGCACGGCTCTGACTCCCGATGCTAACAAGGCTGTTGACATCGAGGTGCCCAACCGCGTTACCGCACAGGAACTGGCTGCTTTCGTAGTCTAAGGCTCTCTTTTTCTCAGGGAGGGGACGCGTTCCTCTCCCCGAGATTCTTTTTTGACATGATAAAGGAAGAATAAACAGAAACGATTATGACAGGCGAAAATTATATGGCTCTCGAAGACTTCAAGACCCTATGGGATGACAAGCTGAAGCCTGCGATACCGGGACTTACCGAGTATGCCTCCGTGGCTACTTGCGAATCAATCATAAATGAATTAACTTGAAAAAACGATATATATTATGGCAACAACAGGACATGAAACCGAGGCTATCAACGTCCAAGACCTCAAAGCGGCTTTGCAGAAGCTCAAGACGGACAAGATAGACCCGAAGGTAGACAAGACAACGACCGTCAATGGTCATGCTCTGAGCGGCAATGTTACCGTCAGCAAGTCCGATGTCGGTCTTGGCAGTGTAACAAACGATGCACAGGTTAAGAGAAGTGAGATGGGTGCTGCTTCTGGTGTGGCAACGCTTGACTCCGCAGGAAAAGTGCCTTCTTCGCAACTTCCGTCTTACGTGGATGATGTATTGGAGTATGACACCAAGTCAGCATTCCCCGCAACTGGTGAGGGAGGAAAGATTTACGTTGACAAGTCAACCAATACCTCTTGGAGATGGAGTGGTTCTGCATATACTCAGATTAAAGGCGACCTTGCGATTGGCACCACAACAGGTACTGCTGCCGATGGAAAGGTGGTCAACGACCACATCAACAACACAAGCAATCCGCATGGTGTCACAAAGGTACAGGTAGGATTGGGGGATGTTGTCAACACGGGAGATAGTGCAACACCAGTATCAGGAGGTACTACCAAGTTCACGACTGGTGGTGCATATACCGAACTTGCCAAAAAGGTTGATAAGGTAACAGGTAAGGGACTGTCAACCAATGACTATACAACAGATGAGAAGAATAAGTTAGGCGGTATAGAGGCAGGTGCTCAGAAGCATATTGCACCAACAGCCGCTGAAGTTAAGTCTGCTCTTGGTACTGGCAGTGGTACAAGTAAGTATTTGCGCGAAGACGGAACCTGGCAGACACCAGAGGGAGATTATGAAGAGCAGATAGATAACCTACAGCAATCAGTGAAGGAAATACAGACTAACATGTCCTATGCAATAGATTCCATTGTATCTAATTTCACGCTTGAGGGAAGTTCATCACCTACATTCACCGTAAACAATCAGGGAGCAGCAGCACAGTATATCAACCGTATGGGTGGCTATCTATTCCTCGTAAAGGATGGCAAGGTATATGCCGCCAAACTAAATCCTTCCAATTGGAGTTTGTTCGCAGATGGAAGCACTGTGACAGATGCAGCCAAAGCCGCCACTGAGTGTATGATACATGTTCCAGACTGTCATTACTTAGGCAATGGAACTACCTTACAATTCGGTGGAATGACACCTATTAACGGAGGACATGTATTTGCATCCCCACATTGGGTGGGTGCTTATCAGATGTCTGCAGGAGGGCATAGCCGTGCAGGTGTAGGCTCTTCACACTCTAAGACGATGAGTGCCTTCTGGCAGGACGCACAAGCCATTCACGCAGACTTTGGATTGGCTAACTATCAGTTCCACTGTCTTATCAATGCACTCTATCAGGCACGCTATGGCAATCTCAACTCAGAGAGCTTCCTTTCCAACGGCAATGCCCGCTCAAGTGCGTCATGGGATGCTTATAGAGACTTAGCTCATGGTATGGCAGATAGCCTTGGTGATGGAACAGGATGCGTGACAGCAACGGACAGAGCTAACGTTACACGCTATGTGACGAAGCTGTTCGGCTTTGAGGACATGTTCGGCAAGTTGTGGGAGTTCCGTCCTGGTATTCGCTTCTATATGAGCGGAAGTGTTAGGCATGCTGTTGTCTATGACGGCAATGTGGTAAGCAATACCGCAGAAGGACGTGACATCAGTGGTGTGCTTTCAAGTGCAAACGGACAGTACGCAACACAGATGGAACTCGGAGAGTATTGGGATATGCTGCCAAAGGCTGTAGGCGGTAGTGAAACCACCTACTACTGCGACGGATATTGGGCTGCTACAGGTGGTCAGCTCCTGGTTGTTGGCGGTCCCGCGTACCTCGGTTCGCCGTGCGGTCTTTCGTCCGCGTCTTCGGATCGCGCTTTCTCGGGCGCGGATGTCAGTGTCGGGGCTCGCCTGGCCTTCTATTCGGAACCAGAGATCGTTAGCGGAGCGGAACTTCTGTCAATGCTTGCGTAGGCAAGCATTGGGCCGGAGCCTGTCGGAGCGAAGCGAAAAGCGAAATCGGGAAGCGTCGCTTTCTGAAAATCCGGCAGGCTTCCGCCTAACAAAAAAAAGAGAAATGACAAAAAAGTATTAACAATTTAGAAAAATCGCCAGATTAGAAACGTTGCTCTTTGACAATTTGCACCCATAAGGAAAGTATCACGGAAAGATACATACAAGTTACGCTGACGTGTTCTAAGGTAGTTTTATACAACCTTCTTCTTCCTTGGAACGTATAGCGTTGGCGAGGAGGCATAAAGAACCTCCGAAAAGGTGACATATCGTGGAGCTCCTGATTGTTGGCAGTAACGCGAACAACGGTTCGCAATGCGGTCTTTCGTACGCGAATTCGAATAACGCTTTCTCGAACGCGAATGACAATATCGGGGCTCGCCTGAAATTCGACACTATAAAAAAATATACGGGGACGCGTCCCAAGTTACGGGCCGGTCACACGATTGAACCTGTCTCGATGGAGGGGTAACACCCGACAGAGCAAAAATAAAAGGCATTGGGTATGAAACAAAGTCCCGCTGTGCAAGTAAGCAAGGCAGTTGTGCGCCTATACCGAACGCTCGGTAGCCAAAAGTGTAGAAGGCCGTGAGAAATTATCATGTATGATGGAAGAAAAGGAACTGACATATAGTAAGCGTGGAAAGAACCGCAAGGTACGCATAGAACAGGTGTGGCAGATGTACAACCTGATAGAGGCAGACCGTGAGGCTCGCAAGCGCAAAGGAGGTCACAAGGGTGTCCGTCTCTTCGACAAGGAACGTGACAAGAACCTTGACAACCTTCAGAAGATGCTAATGACAGGAACTTATCATACATCGCCTGGACAGGAAGTAGAGCAGTGGTGTCCTTGTGGAAAGATGCGCCGGCTTCATAAGTTGCCGTATTTCCCAGACCATATAGAACACCATGCACTGATGCGTGTCATCATGCCGATATTGATGCGACACTACTACTACGACAGCAGTGCCTCAATAGAGGGCAAGGGAATGCACTTCGCCGCCCGTCGCACAGAAAAGTGGATAGACAAGCACAAGAAAGCAGGAAGACTTTACTATTCCAAACTTGATTTTGTGAAGTACTACCATAACATCGACCAAGTGAAATGCTATAACCGCATAGCACGTAAGTTCGGCAATAAAGGCATAAGATATCTTCTATGGGAGATTATCTCCGCCTGCGAGAGAGGACTCGGCATAGGATTATACCCCATACAGCCGATAGCCAATTTCTACAGTTGCGACTTATGCCGTGAGACAGCATCCCGATTTGATGTATTCATTGAGATATACTGTGATGATGTCGTGGTGATGGGAACTTCAAAGAAAGAGGTTTGGAAGGCTGTCAACTTCATCAGGCACTATGCCGCTGACGTGATGTGCCAACCATTGCATGAAAACATAGGGGTGCAGATAATCGACAGCCGTCACGGGCTCGACTTCGTAGGTTATGTGTTCTTTATAGAACATATCCAACTGCGCAAGCGGATGAAGAAAAAGTTCAAGCGTAAGATGGCACGACTCATGGAGCCTTTACATAAGTACAGGGTAGCCGCAAGCTACAAAGGGTGGTTGCAACACTGCAATGGATTTAATCTATGGTGTAAAGTAATGAATATGAAATCTTTCAAGGATTTGCAAATACCGGAATATGAGAAGCGTGATGCCAACGGCAAGCGCATACTGCAAGGAACGAGGACGGCGATAGACACCATCGCTAATGAGCCACTTGAGTTTCTTGATGTGGAGCTTGGCTTGCAATCCAAGTTTGGTAAGCCTGCCGCCTGGATACAGGTGAGGAATGCGCAAGGGAAGATGCTTAAATTCATGACAAGCGGGCCGAGGCTGCTTCAGATATTCCAGTATGTCTTTGAGCATGACGCACTGCCTTTCCGCGGGAAGATAGTGAACAGGAACGCTTCGGGCTATCCCGACTACGACATATCAGATTAAATTGATTTCTTACAAATTTATAGGAGGTTTTATTATGAGAAAATCGGAATTTGACTTACAGCCTTCGTTAATTGCACATGAAGGCACTCAGGTACGCATCAACTTCGATGTTGAGGAGGTAGAGAAAGAGTATCCATCAATGGGTGGAGAGGAAACCATCAAGCGGAAGATATGGGAAGCCTATGTGGTACGTCTTGATGCACCTCTTACCCGCAGCAGGATTGTTGATGCAATTGTCACAGCAGGCTATCCCAATGATGTGATGCAGGCAGTCCAGAACAACTACCTCGCTAACCCAGAAGACGAGGATGCCAAGGCTGAGATGGATGATATGCAAGCATGGAGAGTGAAAGCCAAGCTGGTTGCTGACGAGGTAATGTCTGCTGTTTCGGCAGAATAGTAATTAACAATTTAAATTTATCAGACTATGGAGGATTTTTGGATTAATGTAGGAATCGTAGCAGCAGTGATATGGATTATAGGATTCATCCCTGCCTACAAGAAGATTAAGAAGTGGGGCAAGAGCACCTTTGAGACCATCTGGTACACTATCTTCTGGCCTGTGCTAATCCCATTGTATCTCATTCATAAGATACACAACAGCTAAGTGTTGTCAGAAAGAGGAACGGCTGACGGAAAAGTGTCGGCTGTTCCTTCTTTGTCACATTTTGCAAATTGTACGCACTTTTTCGTGAAAAGATATACGATTATCGAATAAAAAGATTATCTTTGTAGCGGAATATACTTTCTACTTTAGTAGAAAAGCGAGAAGGATAACATTTTTAACTAAAGATTGTAGGATTATGGAAACAGTTTGGATTATCGTAGGTATTCTTTACCTTGTAAGCATCGTATTAGCCTATCAGGTTATCAAGGGATGGGGTAAGAGCAAGTTCGAGACGATTTGGTATAGTATTTTCTGGCCTGTGTTGATACCATTGTACATGATACATGTGTGGCACAACAGGAAGAAGGAGGAGTAGAGAGTGGAACAGGCTATCATCAATGAGATAATAGCAGCCTTAGTCGCTGCCGTTGTGATGTACGTGGGCTTCATCAACAACCTGCGTACTGATGTTCGGCTTCTGAAAGAGAAGTCGAAGTCTATGGACGAGAAATGTAAGGAGATGACCGACGAGGTAGCCCAGCAGATGCACCTTAACACCATCCTTGAGGAAAAGGTCAAGAAGATGGAAACGCGACAGGAATCTCACTCGAAGAAATACGACGAGCTGTTGAATACTATCAACGAGCTAAAGATTGAAATGGTTAAGCAGTTCTCACGGCTTACATCGGAACTCAACAGTTTCAATAGTATGGTAGAGGCATCAGACAAGGGGGTGAAGATAAAGAAGAACAAGAAGTAAGACCATGGGAGAGCAAATCAAGAACACAGGAAACGAGATTGTGAGCCGTTGGCGGAACAAGATGCCTAAGTTCTTCAAGTGGGTCTTTGGTGTAGCCGCTTTCATCGGCGGTCTTGCCATAGCCATCAATGAAGGTATGATAGCCGCAGGAGCACAGCCCCATGAGTGGTGGCTTGACATCTACCCCTACTTGGTAGGAACAAGTGCCGGAGCAGCCTTCTGTGCCAAGTTCACGCAGACATATCCCGACAAGGAGAGCCGTAACACCATATTGGATAAAGACGATAACTAAATAACATCAACCTATTATGATAATTAATCAGTCACAGTTATTAAGAGCAGTGCCAAAAACCAATAAGACAAGGGCCTTGGAGCTCGTGAAGGTGTTTAACGAATGGGCTGAACGTTTTGGCATCAACACACCACTAAGGACAGCTCATGCGCTCGCTCAATTCTTCCATGAAAGTAATGCCCTCAATGCCGTTGAAGAGAATCTGAATTACTCTGCCGATGGCTTATTAAAGGTTTTCCCGAAATATTTTAATAAGGAGAACGTAAAAGACTATGCACGTCAGCCAGAGAAGATCGCCAATAGAGTCTACGCAAATCGCATGGGTAATGGAGATGAAAAGAGTGGTGATGGATGGAAATATCGTGGACGTGGTATAGTGCAGATAACTGGCAAGTCCAACGTTATAGCCTATGAGAAAAGCGGATTCTGCAATGGAAAGGTAAGCGAACATCCCGAATGGCTTGCACAGAGTCCTGGCGCTTATAAGAGTGCGATGTGGTTTTGGTACGCCAATGGTTGTAATCAGCTTGCAGATAGGGATGATGCGATAGCCGTAACAAAGCGTATCAATGGCGGTACAAATGGACTTAGCGAAAGAATGTACTATCTTAGAAGATTTAAACGAGAATTTGGACTATGATTACACAAAGGAGTTATTCATATTGGTTCTTGAAAACCTACGGGAGGGATGGTTACTATAACAACGGCTGTTCCGGACCTATGATAGCCATGATGATACTCTTGCTCTTCCTCTTATGCGGATGCAAGAGCGTTCAGTATATCCCCGTGGAAACGGTGAAAACGGAGTATGTTACCAAGACGGACACGTTCATTCAAAAAGACTCGGTTCTCGTCAAGGACTCCGTTTTCATTCACTCAAAAGGTGATACGGTATGGTATGAGAAATGGCATACCAAATATATAGACCGATGGAAAGAGCGTGTCGTAGTGGACTCGTTTATCAAGACTGATTCCATCCGTACCCCATATCCAGTCGAGAGGAATCTCAACAAATGGGAGCAGTTCTGCCTTGATTTCGGAAAGGTAACAACAGGCGTAACCATCGCCGTCATCATTGCGGCTATCGTGATGATGATTAGATGGATAAGGAGAAAAATAATTTCATGAATTGTGTGTTTTTAGCATTAACGGCATACAGAGGTATGTAAACGTTCATTTTTATGTATTTGTTTTAGTAATAGTTTTTTCATGTATTTGTTTAGTTCACTTTTGGATAGCCCGTGAGCGCAGTCTAAAAGGTTGAATGGATTTAGGAGTTTTTAGTAATAGTTTTAGGTTTTAATAGACAACAGCCCATCCGTGAGGACAGGCTGTTTTCTTTCATAGGTTGCTGAATACTTTTATATATTCAAAAGCAAAGTCTATCGCCTTGCCAAGTTCTTTCGTGTCTGGCATTTTATAGATGGCAGGAACGTTATCATCCCTGCGATACCTATTTGCTTGCAATAGTATAGCCTGATAGTGGCGCATCTGTGTCTTGCTGACATACTTCGTCGGTGTGTCACATTGTTGTCCGCACTCATGAATATCTGCAAAGCGGAACGGGCAACTTCCGTATCCGTAGGTGTCCTCTCCGTAAAACCAGCAGCATTCGCCGCAGTATTTCTCTTCTTTCTCTTTCATAACTTTTCTATTCTTTTGGTTAAATCACTCAATACAGGAAGAAGTGCTTTTATCTTCTGCCTCTTTTCTTCGTTATTCTTGGAAATGTCGTAAGAACAGGTAAACATAATATCTTCTCTGAGTTTCCTGTTATGTCCTACACAAGTTACGCCTAATGCGTGTCCGAAGCATTCAAATTCCGCTTCGTCCCACTTTACCTTAATGCGCATCAGGTCACCTTCACGCTTTATGCTCTCTACATAGATAGGTGTTGTACAAGTGAAATGCCAATACCATATTCTATCATCCTTTCTAAGGTCTTTCAGCTTTTTGTTATTCATTATCCAAAAGTTCTTTGTTCAGAAAGTTATTGCCGATAATCTCCATATGCTCATATTCTTTATCCATAAAAGTAGAGTATATGTCTTTATAGTAGAGATACACGCCAGCGGCATCATCATCCCATATTACTTCATTGACAAGGTCCCATGCGTCTCTAAGGATGTCGCCGACAAAGATATCTTTGCCATTGCTGTCTTTTCTGCCAGTCCACAAGCCTACGCTCTCCGGCACGACCTCATAGCCTCCTACCATAACTCTCGGCTCTAAGCCTGTCTTTGTAATTTTCTGATTGTGTACCAAATCGCCGTAAACCCAACCTTTGTTACCTGTGGCATCCCAGCCGCGAAATTTCCATTCCATATTCATTTGTGTTCTTTTACCCATCGCCATATTTTATTCATTTCCTTGTCAAAGTTGGTGTCGGTAAATTGTGGATAGTTAATTTCTTTTTCGCTCAACATCATCATGTGTAAAGCGCAGATAAATCCTTCGTATAAATCTATCATCTGTTGCATTCTCGCAACTTCTTTTACTTCGTTGTCATTTAGTCTTTCCATACATATCCATATTTAAGCGTTTGTAACTAAACTTTAGCTTTTTGATGTCCAAACCATGCTTGCACATATTGGTCTTGAAGCGTTTTTTGACCTTTCGCGGTAGTCTGTATCGTTTGCCCGCAATCTTCTTGTACATCTTGCCTACTGACCTAAATTCTTTTGCTTCCATATTCATTTGCTTAAGAATTCGTAAATAACCTGAAACTCTTGTTGCGCTTTTACCATAAGAGACTCCATTTTCCAATGGGCATCGGATATGCCTTTGTCATCACGTTTGCCTCTCGCTACTACGAGGTCACTGATACACTTGTCGATTTCGGCATACAAACGGGCGATATCAGCTTTTAAGTCCTCGGTTGGTATATCTGCCCGTCTAACAATAGAAAGCGGCTCAGAACCGACGGAACTTGTCGGGTTCTCGCTATCCACGGTAGCAATAGACGTGTCGCCTCTGTCTAAGTAGAACTGATGTCTAAGAACGCGATGAATATCCCAAAGGATGTCCGCAGTATCGTCATAGTGTATTCCGTTGAGCGTTTGCCTATCAAGTCCCCAGAAACGTTTCTTGATGTCGTTGGCTATCTTCTCCGCTTCGTGGCGCATATTATACCAGCCACCATCCCATTCCTTGTGCATACTATCTCCTGCGTGTAGTAACGCCCTTTTCTCCCAGGCTTCCTCAAAGAGGTCTTGAAAGGCATTGTCTTGCCCTTGTATTAGCCGTGTGAACTGGTCACAGGCATACGACAGTAGTTTCGCCTGACGCTCTGTTAGTTCAAGCGTGTAGATGTGTTTGTTTTCTTTGCTCATAATTCATTATCCTCTACTACCCTTACAAGTTCTCCATCATCTTTCTCTACAAGGTGTGTGATACGAAACATTCCTTCTTCATCATAGAAAGATACTTCTCCATTAGAAGCTACCATAACCACCTTATTATCTGCAAAAGGCTTAAATTTTCTTATGAGGTCTTTGTACTTTATCTTGTATCTCATTTCTCATTGCTTTTCTAAAGTTATCAATAAACTCATTATCAATCCAGCCAGCTATGCCATTGTCTTCAGTCTTTACCTCATTACAATGTAAGTCAAGATACTCACAAGCCTTTTCAATCACTTCTTCCCTTGCAATCTCCACAGCCTTTCTTGCTTCATTTGGTGTTAGCCAAGGATTGTAAACTGATGGTGGGGCTTTTTGTGGTTCAAATTCATTGCTACAATTCCTTGTGTAGTCCTGTATAAATTCTTCTGCTTTACTCATAGTTCTATTTCTTTTGGAAGTTCAACATCTAACCAATAAACAATATCTGGAATATTCCAATCACCTTTGTCATAGGTCTTAGGCGTATAGTGCTCTACCTGTCCTGTGGTAACACTCTTGCCATCCCATCCTTTAGGGTCTGGTCTATGACCAAATCCAACTCTATAAGTAGGATATTCCTCATCATGGATATTGTGCTGTGCATTATACTTAATCAAGGCTATAACCTCTCTGTCATACTCTGGCAAATCCTCTCCATCGGCAGGTTTCCAAAGATTTGATTTCTGCCAGTTAGTGAAATGTTCAGCCAACGCAAGCATATCACTCTTGTCCATCGAATAAATATAGTCCTTCTCTTCAATACCAAACCTATCAAGTTGTTCTGTGTCAATAGTAAAATAGTCTTTGATATACTTGTTGAGTTCTGTTTTCAAGTCCTCGCTTACAGGCTCTTCTTCTGGCAAATCATCTACATCTACCAACTCTGGCTCTTTGCCATAGATAAGTTCATCAACAATCCTGTCATGCTCTTCCTGTGAGATACCGAGGCTTTCAGCGGCAGTTTTTGCATTAAGTATGTCTTTCAGTACTTTGGGTGCGACAGGCTCTTCTTGCAAAGCTTTTACAGCCATGCCAATAGCTTCTATTCTCTGTTCATCAAGCCAACAGTGACCACCGTTTGGATAGAGTTGCTGTAAGAATTTTATTGCTTCTTTGTTTGTCATACGCTTACTTTCTTAATATATAACTTGCTGCTATGATTGCACTGCTTAGAATTGTTGCGTGCATTATTATTGCTATGTATATCATATCCATACGCTATTCTCCTTTCTGTGCTTTATTTCTTATACATCCCTCATAAGGTGATACATAACATTCATTATCTTTCTCGTGATACCAAAAACATTTAGTCGGTTTAAGACATTTATCTTCTGTTTCCACCTTCATGCCTCTTCTCCTTTCTGCTTTGTTTTTTCTCCAATAATACTTATAGCCTCACGCAGTATTTGCTTTTCTGAATCAGAAAATCCCATAAGCGTACCCTTATCGAAAGTCAGTTCAACCATATTATATCCGAATAGTGGTGCTGGGCTTCCCTTTCCATATCCTGCACAGTCACCATTATCGTCAAAGTTACAATACATCCAACCCAAGATAGCAGGAGCCATAATAGGGTCAAACAATTCAAGAACGATACAAGGATTGTGATATACTCCATGAGTGCCTCCTTTTTCTTCTGTCATACGTTCATAGAGCTTTCGGCATTCAGTATAGTCAAAACTGTCACCTATATTCATTTCTTTGAATACTTTCCTCATATACGAGGTCTTCTGCTCGTCAGTCATTGACTGCCATTTCTCTTTATCCATAATCTATCTATTCAGCTTTATTATATTCTAATCCAAAACAAAAACGCAACATAAACCTCTTAAACCAACTAATAGGTATATATACTGGTATTCTACTTTTTGTGGCTTTATGCTCAATGTATGCCACAGGTTTTTCTACTTTAATCGTTGTTTCCGTTGCTTTCATAACTGTTCCATAATTATAATGTTTCTTTTTTTATTTGTTTACTTCTACAAAGTATACCGTATTACCGTCTTTCCTATAAGGAGCCATACAGTAGCCTATATGTCTTTTGTTTATCTTTCCACAATAGTCAGTAAAGACACATAAGTTCTCGATATTTCCTGTATCAGGCTTTCTTATACAACAGCCTATGTCAAATTTGCCCAGTGGCTTACCTCCAGCACTTGTTACTCTATATAATGGCTGTTTACTTGCATCCATTACTTTGTATGTTTTGCCATTATAGGTAAACACTTCACCTATCTTTCTTTCTGGTATAGGATAACTAAATTTTTTCATACTACAATTTCTTTTTCAATCCCACAAAGTCTTAATGCGTGCTGGAGTTGATGCACATATTTGCATTCGCACGGAATGTTATCACAATTTATACGCAACCTCCACCCGTCTTCATCATAGTTATCAAGATGAATGGGTTCTAACGATTCTTCTTTCCACATATAGAAATCAGTGTAATTTATAAACCCATTCTTTTCAAGAATCTCTGGTGTTATGGGTATTGGCTTCACTTCTGACTGTCTAAAAATCAAAATCAAATCATCAGAATAAACACCTATCTTAATTTCATCATCCATAATCCGTCTAATTTCAGCGACTTTTAGTTGCTTTGATGGAGTCCAATAAGTACATTCCACCCAATCACCAATCATCAATTCGTTTGCTTTCATAACTATTCCTCCCTTAATTTCTTTAATTGCTCTTTCATAATTTCGAGAGTATAAACTTCTTCTGTGTTAGTTGGAGAGACACCCGAATAGCAATTAATTGCATGTTCAAGTGCTTTCATCTGCTCATCACTCGGTTTCCAAATGTATCTTTCTTTGAGAGATTTAAACCAATTAATTGCATTCTCTTCATCAATTTCCTTAACCCATTCGTTATTTAGGATATGCTGAATAATTCCATAATAGTATTCATCCTCTTTACTCCACTCAGCTTTTCTTAAATCTTCTCTCATATTATGAGTAGATGGATAAAAGGCATTGTGATAGAGGTCTGAAAGGAATGCGTCTGCTCTACCAATCTTCTTCCCTAATTGACTATTTTTATCGACACCACTTGCATAGTCTCTAAGTAGTGAAATCGCATCAAGAAACAATTTGCCCATTTCTTCACTTCTCTGTTTTGTGGTTGTGCAATTCACTTTACAACCAACTCTATCTTTGATGGAATTGAGCCAGTTTGCATACTTACTATAAACAGATATTTCATTTGGTGTTGCCTTATTCATAATTGCATCTAATTCATCAATAAGACCAATAAGCATTCTTCTGTCTTCCTCACTCCAAGCAGGATTTGGTTGCACTCTTTCTTTAAGATTATTAATCCAAGTAGACATAGACTGTAATCTTGATATTGGGTAGGTTATCTGACACCTGAGAGCATAGTCTATATCATGTGCCATAATATCGTCCTCTTCACTCCAAGCAGGCTTCTGCTCTACAAGTTTCCAGTCATCTTGTTCTTTAATATAATTAACGAAGTGGGTTATTACTTCGCGAAAACCCTCTTTGGTGGCAGAGAATCTATCTCCACTACTTAACTTTCCCCATATATTCTCTATCTCACCCTCTAAGGTGTCAGAAGGATTATCATACGGGAACTCTCCCTCTATGGGAGTCTTCTTCTGCTCAATCTTCTTCAACTCTTTCTTCTCAGCATCCCATTCATAGCCTGCTTCGTGCATCTTCTTAAATAATAGGTCACGCTGTTCTTTGGTTGCTGGTTTGCAGTTTGTTGCCCTACCAATGAAATGATATATACCTTCTCTAAAACCGTCTTCAGAATCATAAGAAAAATAGCATTTTGTATTACCCTTTTCATCTATGCCTTTGAATATAAAAGTTTCATGGCTTGCTGTAGATGAAGTAAAAAGCACATCACCATCCTTTGCATCTTGGATAGTCCAGATATGGGCATTATGTTCACAAGAGAAGGGGATGCCTTGTTCTGTGTCTAAGAGATAAGCGTCATTAGTAAGTTCAACTACTTTGCCCATACAATAATCACTTACAAGGAAATCACCAACATTAAACTTATGTTCAACCTCATTAGCAGGCTTCTGCTTACCTTGCTTTTCAAGTTCGTGCTTTGTATCACATACACCTTTGAGATAAGCATCATCTACATCTTTCTTGGTAAAAGTTTGACCTTGCTTTTCAAGCCAAGCAAGAACCTTTTCTTTTGAAACACCTCTATTAGAACAATATTGGTCTTGCAAAACTTGAATCACCGCTTCAATAAGAAGTTTCCTTATCCTCTCACCCTCGCTCTCTGCGTACTTTTCTTCTATATCCTTTATGGCTTCTATTATATTACCAACAGGAACACCATTCGTTGCAAGTTGTCTAAGTGCTTGCTTGATAGTGCTAATAGCATCTTTGTTTTTCTTTTCGTAGTCCATAGTCACAACATTTTAAGTTCGTGTAATTTCTCAATCATAGCCACGCAAGCATCAACAGGATTGTCTGCATAGGTTATATCATAATCGTTCCAGCAACTATACCTAATTTTATTGAGAGAGTCAGGGGTACTTATGTTAGTTCCTTTTGGCAAAACACCAAGCAAACTTGCAAGACTCCAAGCACAAACATTGTTCTTGTTAAGTCTAAGTTGACCATCTTTGTCATAGCCATCTTCAAACCAATTTATACGATGATACTTTTGTAGTTCATCGTAATCCCAAAAGCAATCCGCACTTTCAAGCGTAAGTATCTCTGCCAACTTACGACTTTGCTCAATGGTCGTGTATGCTCTAATTGTTGCCATAGTTAATCGTTCCAATTTATTATTCCATGTGTACTATAATTTGCTTTAGTCTCTGCAATGGTCATAGGAGGATTGCTTCTTCTACCATTTCCACTATAATGTACAATCTTAACACTTGCGTCAATGTCAATACTCATTTTAAGAGCCAAGCAAGGTTCTTCGTATTTTTCCAAAAGAGCAAGAACATCATCGTGTATTTTTTGTGCAAGATTTTGTTTCATTTCTTGCATTACCTCGTTATTTTCTGTAATTGTTGCCATAGTTATTCAAATTCATTTTGTTCTAATACCAGCACCTTCAAGGTAAGCACAATATAAAGCATCGCGAACTACATTAGATTTTATAAAGTCAGGTAGTTGCTCTGTACGCAGTTCTGCATATTCTTTTGCTTTTGCTTGTATCACCAATTGTTCTTCTTGTGTCATAGCCTTATTCATTTAATAGTTCTTTTTCAACCACTTTCTTACCGACTTACATCTACTACCAGCGTTTGTGTCACATGGAATATTGTACAAAGTACAACCGTATTCACACTTTTCTTCACTATCATTAGGCGTTAGAACTGTCTGATATACAACCTTTGTTCTAACACATTTATTACAAATATCGCATGGAAATGTACTCATAACCTTATTTCTTTAGTTGTCCAACCAATGCTATTAACTCGTTACATATTTCCTCGCAGTCCGAAAGCTTGTATTCTTCAAGAATACACTCAACTTCATCAAGCACATAGTTTGCACCTGCTTTTACTGCTTGGGATGTCTGAACAGGAAGGTACTTGTCCTGTGCATACTCTGTCGCAAATTCTTTGATACTCTTCATACGCTTTACCTATTAAATGCTACCGTAAACTTCTCATACTTCAATGTAGGGTATTTGCTTACCACAAGGCTATGCACCTTCTTCTCTGTAAGAATCTTACCAAAGTCCCACATGAACTTTAATGTGCCGTAGTACTTAGTGCCACCTGACACCATTACGTCAATGCTTATCTCTTTCATCGCTGTCGGGTTTATATGTTAAACTTTACTCCAAAATTAATAAAATACTATGAATAAAGTATTAAGAATAATAATTAATTAATAATAATTTATTAGAATTAAGTATTATTTATAATTATGGTTCTGTTGTTGCCGCCGTATCATCATTAAGTGTTCATTGACATCAGGGACGTAGATATTGTGCTCGTCGTTATATTCCATTATCTGTGTTTGAAATACTCGGTATTTAAGTTTTATACTAAACATTATGTCGTCCAAACACTTGCCAGTAAGAATCTCTTTTACTTTGTCGTCTTGTATAACGGCAACAAAATAGACTTTATTAATTATTTTCTGCTGTTTCATAAGAGAGTTAAGTTTGTTTTCTTTTGGGCTATATAAACGGCTCTACCTGTTATCTTCTGAATCTTATCTATTAGAGGTTTCCTCTCTGAACTATTATCTCTTGAACCGTGCAGTAGTATTATCCCTTTTGTTTCTGACAAATCATTTGCTATGAGGGTACTCATACACCTATCATCGGACATATGGCTCTCGGTGATACGTTTTGCTACGGTAGGATGAATAATCCCGTTCTTCACGTTACTCTTTAAGATTTCTTTGGAGTAATTACATTCTATCATATAATAGTTAACTCTTGGAAAGGTATATCTTAGATAGTAAGTATCAGTTGCAAAGACAATTCTATTTCCATCGGGGCAATCAATTAAGAAGCCACAAGGGTCTACTGCGTCGTGCTGCGTTTTAAAAGGCATAACAAGGAAATCTCCAAAGCGATGCAGACTTAGCAGCCTCATTTCTCTTCTAAACGTTTTGTCTATACCAATAGCGTCAAGTGTTCCTTTTGTGGAACATATTTTTAATGCGTTTGAGGCGTATTGCTTGGCGAATCTCGCGTGGTCTCCGTGTTCGTGGGATATAAGTACAGCTTTTACTTTACTTATGTTAAAATTCAGTATCTTTTCACACTCCAAGAGTGGGCAACCACATTCTATTATGATTGCCTCGCTCTCGTTGTGCAAAACATAACCGTTAGCTTTGGAGCCTGAATCGATTATATCAAGTGTCATCATCCTTACTTAAAGAGTTCAGGGGTTTCGGATGCGCCCATCGGCTTTGCAGCCTTTGGCTTTTCTTCTTCTTTCGGTTCTTCTTTCTTCTCGGGTTCTGCGACAGAAGCATCATGTTCTTTTGGTTCCTCTACGGTTGTAGGGATAACAATCTGCTCTGTGTTAGCGTTCTGCTCGGCTTCTTGTGCAGCATCTGTTGGCATTTCGACAATCTCCTCTAATTCATCCGAAATATCCTCTACCTCCTCGCGAGTCTGGAAGCCCATCATCACACCGGGGTCAGTAGTGCGGATAAACCATGAAGCCGCACGATAGCGGAGCATAAGGTCGGGAATATTCTTCCATTTAGGATTCTGATTGTACCAGCCTTCTGCTTTTGCCATTGCAATAGTGATAATGGGTCCTTCGACAAGTTCGCCAGTGGCTTTCTCTATTGCATAGGCTTGCATACCGTAAGTATCCTTGCCCACATCTCCGACTGTCTTGTACTTGATAGCCGTATACTTGCCCGTTGCATTAAAGCAGGCGATAGCAAACTTAGCTTCAAATGTCGGCACGTTGTGTACGATAACGAGATTCTGAAAAACCATTAACGGGTCGGCACCCATTCTTGATGCAATATTAAGACCGATAATACAGTTACCTATATTACCCTGATACTGTTTCGGCACAAGAGTTGATTGAGCAAAAACTGCCGCCATTCTTTGGCCTAACTCAAATGCCTCTTTTGATGCAAAGAGATTAATCTTTGCTACTTGGCTCTGTTCTTGAACCACTAATTGATTTTCTTCCATAATACTGTAGTTTTTAAATGTTATTTACTAATGACCAACGATAACCGCCAGCCGTCTTTGTTTGTCCTTGTAAATTGTGATAGATAGCAAAAATAGATATTCCTGCGAATTTCGCAGCATCTTTTAAGAGGTCAAATTGTGCAACTTCATTTCCTTCTAAGTCGCAACACTTTACAGGCCTTGACTTCGCTAAAGCAATATTCTTCTTAGCTTGTTCTGAACAAGGCCAATGCTTTTTCACTAAACCTTTTTGGCTTAATGATTGATGCTTCAAAGTAAGAGGATTATTAGAATTCTCTTTAGGGGTAACCCAACGAAGATTATCTACTTTGTTATTTGTCATGTTAGTATCTATATGGTCTACGTATGGTTTGTTTTCAGGGTTAGGAATAAATGCCTCCGCTACTAGAGTGTGAACTAATTTTTGCTTCTGTACTCCATTAGAACATAGGCATACTACATTGTAACGCTTAGTATTGATAACTTTAAGCATTCTCCCTTTATAGGTTTTATTGCCTATCTTCTTATCCATAGACCTTACTCTACCAATACTAGATACTTGATAGAATCCTTCATAGCCTACTACGTCTTTCCATTCTTCTTTCATATGTTAATTATTTAATGTAAGTGTAGCATTTGCTACGTGTTCAAGCGATATAACTTGATTATCGACTTTCAGCAAGTCGGCTACCGACTCGCGGAAGTCTACCCACACAGGAGCCTCTATTCCGTATGCTTTGCCGATACTTGATACAATATCCACTCCGAGGTTTATCTTGTCGGCAGCGTTAGTAGAGTTATAATCTACTCCATTATGTAAGCATTCGCATACCTCAGAATAGTTTTCGTCAGTTATATTCTTCTTAAAGAATTTCCAGCGTGCTATCTGAAAGAACCCGTTAATTTTGCTTTCAATAGCACTTATCTTGGATTTCTTGTACTCCATTATCTGATAAAGAGTATTATCACAGTCGGCAACTATCTGAGCAAGTTCCTCGGCTCGTTTGTTAAGTTTCTCTTTTTCCTCTTCAATGCGTCGGTTGGTTTCTTCTCCGGCAAGTATCTTGGTAAGAGCGTCTTTAGTTTCCGTAAGTTCTTTCTTCTTATCTCTTAGTGATTGCTTATCACCGTTATCTGTAGAGGAAGGGACTTTATTTTCAACTGTTGAAAGTTCGCTCTTTAACTTAGAAATATTGCTATCGTCCTCTATTTTCTTCGCTTTAATTGCTTCAAGTTCCTTTTTCTTTTCATCTAAGGCGGTTTGTTTGGACGCTAACAGCGTTTCGGCTTGCGGTAATATAATTTGTTTACCTTCGTTATAAGAACCCGTGAGAGCCGTTATTTGCTGTTTTATCATTCCGGCCTCTTCTAAGAGTTTCTTTAACTTCTCCGACTTATCGGCGTTAAAGTGCTCTATTGCCGCATTTCCTTTCGCAATCTTCTCTTCTTTGGTAAAGACGTGTCCGCATACAGGGCAAGCGGTAAGAGTTTCGGCGGTGTAAACTGTGAGATTAACTTTCTCCCATTCTTCTTTCTTCTTGTCAAACTCCTCTTCTAAGGATTTAATATTAGTTGCTTTCTTTACTTGCTCTTCAACAATAGTTTCTTTACTCTTTAATGCGCTATCATACTCGGATTGTGCATTGGAGAGAGCTTTGGTGGCTTCCTCTCGCTCTTTATCGTAATTGATGCGCCAAGACTTTTCAGCTTCCGCTATCTTAGCGGTGATGGATTGAATTTCCTCTCTATGTTTCTTTGCGGCTTCTAACTCCTCGTTACTACCTTCAAGTTGACGGTCAATATCGGCAATCTGCTGTTCAATAACGCCCTTTTCTTTCTTCTTAGCTTCGAAATCCTCATTTATTTTAAGTCTGTCCTGTGCATCTATCTGGCTCGGAACGGTCTTTAACTCGTCATTAGAACGCTTCTTAGTAGAGAGAACTTGTTTCTGTAATTCTTCTATATTCTTCTTCTCTACATTTATAGCCTTCATAATAGCAGGGTAGGGCTTCATTAATTCTTGCTCATTTACTTCTCCGGCCATACTGATAAGCATCTTACGGCGGTCGTCGGCTTTAAGTTGCATAAAAGTATTGATATTAGAGAGAAGAATCCATTTCTCTAAATCACATATCCCGTTCAGTTTTGCTTCAAACTCTTTCTTATTAAAAGGAATCTCGTTGAAGAATTGCTTCTGCTCCGTTCCGTCAAAAGTTTCATTCGGCATTCCTTTTGCTTTCCATTTCTCTGTAAGGGTTCTCTTTAGAATGACTTCATAGCTATCATCAATGAGTAGAGTCATTTCTACCGATGTTTCTATCTTGTGGACTATTTCATTGTCCTGGTCCAAAGTCTGAACCGTTTCGTTAGGTTCGATAGTCTTACCTGTAAGACACCAGTAATATGCCTTATAGATAGTTGTCTTACCCGAGCCGTTAGCTCCTTGAATAGTGGAGTCTTTGCCCTCAAAATTCAACTTTAAGAACCGAATGCCTTTAAAGTTGTTAATCGCGATTGATTGTAATTTGATTCTTGTCATTGTTGTACTTGTTATATGTTAAACTTACCTCTTAAACTCTCTCCATTAAATGCTACTACTTTGCAACATCCGTTGATTCTATCAATAGTTCTTGTGGAATATTTCTTTTCAAGCTGTATCTGTGTTAAATTTGATGTTATGATAATCATCTTCTTTTTTCTTTCTACTTCGTCCATAACCTTTGCAAATACATTTATCTTCTCTCCGTAGTCATTAGCCGTGTCCTCTACTCCTATATCATCTATACAGAGAATCTTTGGGTACATTACCTCTGACTTATGTTGATTTATCTCGCTGGCAAGGAATATCTCATATCCGAAACCTTGCTCCTTAAAGAACCAGGGCAGTATTTTTGTCGCTATAACGCTCTTGCCTCTGCCGTTGGAACCAATAAGGAATAATCCTCTGCCTTTTGTGTCCTCTAACCAATCAGCAACTTTTTGATACTCTGGCAACCACTGAGCGTGTTCACCACAGAAATATTTAAAGCCGTTTAGAATCCGCTTCTTTGCGTTGAGAACTTTAAACTCCACCGGCATTATTGCCGTGCCATCCTTTATTTGCTGATATATAGTACTTATTGTTTCCATTCAAACCCCTCCTTCTGTATTTTGCCAGTGTTTATGCCGTTATTCTGATTCTTTAATGCGAATAAGCCTGCCCAGTTATTACCAATACTTTGTTCTACAATCTCAGCAGCTTCATCAGGGTTGTCGTTGCTTAAACTCTTTAATTTTCTGAATGCTGTTTGAAGTGAATCTTGTGTTTTATATTTCTCTCCACGACCTTTCTTGTAATCCAGCCACCTATTGAACAAAACTCTAAATGGTTCCTCTAGGAATGAGAAATCAAATTTTTCATAACCTTTAGGTTTATTATATATATCATTATCATTTATCATTTTATCATTATAAGGTTTCTCTGGGTTGTTTTGGGTTTCCGTAACAGAACCCAAAGAACCCAGTGGGTTTTCTGGGTTATCACTGGGTTTTATCTGGGTTTTAGGTCTGCCTCCACGTAACCCATTGGCTTTATTTCTCTGACAGATAGCTTCGTATTTAGCAAAATCTTTATCAATGAGAGGTTTAGCCATATTTACAAACCCCATAGCAACAACGGGTATTCCGTCTATACTCCTTTCAAAAGCATATTGCATAATACTATCATATATTTGCAACCTTAACTCATTTGGCATGTTACGAAATGTTTCCCACCAGTTTCTATAGAAGATATAACTATCCCTTTTCATACGCGTACCTTATTAATACATAGCACCCCAATAACGGATGATCTCTTCTCCGAGGTACACAGGTCTGCCATTACACTTGCGACGTTCGCAATGTATGTGGTTAAGTTGCGTATGCCTCCAAAGGGTTTTCGGGTCTATACCAAGAGCAAGTGCTGTTTCTTTTGCACTATACTTGCCTTGCTTCTTCACATTTGGCATTTCACTAACCATTTGCCATACCTCCCATATTTTCGTCACTCCGCCGTTTTACAACTCTTCGGATGATTTTATAGATAGTATCCGGGCTTGCAATAGAGAATTTTTCTCTTGTAGCCTTATTCGCTTCTCCTTTAAGCATTCCTTTTGCAATACAATCGCCATAGAACTGAATCACGGCACGATAATACTCCATTTTACTTTTATAAACCATATTTAACTACCTTTTAATATATTAAATCATAAATTACTATTAAATTTGCACCAACGAAATGATGCAAGTGATTAAATTTCACTCCAAAATTAATAAATTACTATCAAAGTTAATAATAAATAGAGAATAATATAATAATAATTAAGTACTATTAATAGAATTTTAGAATTATGACAGACGAACAGACAAGAGCATTCATGGACAGACTTAGCAAGTTTGCAAGTGCTAACAATACTACTATTAACGGTATAACAGCTATTATAGGAAAATCTAACTCTTATTTCCGTAATACGTTTCAGCAAGGTGGTTACATAAGAAGAGAGGTGTGGGATGAAATTAAAGAAAAGATAGATGCACAAGTTAATCCAGAGTGGATAGAAAAAGGAATAGGCGAAATGAGGATTCCTTTAAAGCCGGATATTTCTGGTGTGTTGATACCTCTGCTTCCTGTAAAAGCAATAGGAGGGACGCTCAGTGAATTTGAAGATTCGGTTATGGAGTATGATTGCGAGAAAATCATATCCCCTGTCAAAGAAGCAACTTTAGCAATTACTATTTCTGGAGACTCTATGTCACCTGAATTTCCTAACGGAAGTAAAGTTTTTCTAAAGAAAATAAACGATAAGGCTTTTATTGATTGGGGACATACATTCGTCCTTGACACAGTAAACGGCATTATCATTAAGAACGTCTTTCCGTGTACTATTGACGAAAAGCAGGTAGTATGCCATTCTATTAATCCTAACTATCCTGATTTTAATGTCTTTAAAGTTGATATAAGGGGGTGGTATAAGGTGCTTGCAGTTATTGCTCTAAAATAGAGAATTTTCTAATAAACTTGCAAATTTCTCTCAGTGTTAGATTTTATGTTTTTGTAAATAACTGAAGATGATATAATTACATTCTATACTGTACATTTGCAAAAA